TGAGCTTTATCATATCGTACTTACGTAGAGTATCACCTATAATGAATCAACCAAATCCTGGACCATATAATTTTTGGTTTGAAGGTAATGGTATGTCGTTTGATGATTCATTTGCATCGTATAATTTATCTACAGAAGTGGATAACATTAATATCATCGATAACATAACAGTATATCATTTATATAACGCAAATAGAACGATGGATGTACATAAATTCATTAACCCAAAGATTGAGTCAGCTGAATTTGGTACGTTTGATATGAGCGATCCAGATGGATGTGAAATAACGCTAAACATAGTTTACGATAGCTATTATCCACAGTTTGGTGTTATACCTGATGTACCAGCACCAGAACTTAATATTACTCAGTTAACAGCATCAACTATTGTTGAAGATATTAAGGTGAATGGCGCCAAAGATCTTAGTAATTTAACTAATAGTAGTAGCGGTACTTATAGCTACCAAACAGATGTAACTTATATTGATCCACTAAACAGTTACGAAGGTTATCCCACAGTACAAGAGCAGCAAAAGCAGACTGGGCTAGATGGGTCGGATACAAACCTAGACGGTGTAGGGGATGATACGGTTGTAAGAGATACTGTTGTGAGTGATTATAACACTGAGCAGAATCAACCACTAGAACGTACAAATGCAGATACACCCGATGTGCAAGTATCATTCGATAAAATAGCGAGTGATTATGTTGATACGAACCCAGCGCAGTTAACAGATATTGAAGCTACTACCTTATCTCAAGGTTTAGTAGATAATAATATCGATACTTCGTCTGCACTTGGTGAGACAGCGGTTAGAGTAATAGCTAATAGCATTACACCTAATGATGAAACAATTGCTAATAAATTGTCAGTTGCATATTTTCCACCTGATCCAAATGAAGTAGCTATGGTTGATCAAATGTTAGGTAAAACGTTTGTTCCACCAGCACAAGATCAAGTAGATATGGTAAATCAAATGATCGCTGATTATAAGGCAAGTTCCGGTATAGATATGTTGGACTTCAATGGGTCGTTTTAAACAGGGGTTGTATAATCCCAAAAATCCTGATAAGTATATCGGAGATATTAAAAAAATCCGATATATGTCATCATGGGAATTATCAATGCATTCATTTCTTGATAATAACTTAAAAATTATTAGGTGGAGCTCTGAAACTATTGCTGTACCATATGTAAAACCAACTGATAATAAAATTCATCGATACTTTCCTGATTATTATGTGGAATATATTGATAAAAATAATAAAATGCGCAGACTTATTATTGAAGTTAAGCCGCATAAGCAAACAAAAGTGTCGAGAGCACGCAACACTAAGAATAAAGTTTATGATGATATTCAATTAGCTGTTAATTTAGCTAAATGGAAAGCATGTACGGAGTTCTGTAATCATAATGGACTAGAATTTCAGATTATAACTGAAAAACAAATGTTCACTTAGATGTACATTCATCTAAATAATATTTTTTACAATAAGAAATATTATGTCTGGATCACTTAAGACTCACCCGTTTGAAAACATATTTGATATTGAATCAGGTACTACTTTGATTGAAACTCAAGCACTTGAAGTTATAAACTCCACTACGTTTGATTTATACGATGAAAAAGATAAGGAAATTGAAGAACAGTATCAAACTGTGTATAATGCAGCATTTAACGCATTCTTATCTCAAGCAAACGCTATGGATAGAGGAGCTGATCCTCGATATACACACTCAAATATGGAGGTTGCCAATCAATTCTTAGCGACCGCATTGCAAGCAGTTAAAGAAAAAGCCGATCTCAAGTACAAGAAAGAAAAAAACCAATCATCTAGTACAAAAAACATTACTAATAATAATCTTATCATTGATCGTAATGAATTACTAAAGCACTTAGGTGGGTTCACCCCGATAGAATAGTGAATATATACTTGTTTTTATTATTAAAAACAAGGATATAGTATGTCTAGGAACGAGTACTTAAAAAAGCCTGGAGAGCTGGTTGAATACACCACTGACATGGTACGTGAGTTACAGAAGTGTAGTGTAGACCCAGTTTATTTCATTGAAAATTACATAAAAATCACTCATCCGACAAAAGGACTGGTGCCATTTATATTATACGATTTTCAACGTGTAATGGTAAAAACATTTCATGAAAATCGATTTTCAATAGCGTGTGCGAGCCGACAAGTAGGTAAATCACAAACCTCATGTGCATTTATCTTATGGTATGTGTCATTTCACTCACATAAAAACGTATTAATAGCATCAAATAAAGCTAGTGGTGCAAAAGAGATGTTAACTCGTATATCAGAGATGTACGAGAATCTACCAAAATTTTTAAAACCGGGTATTGATCCATCGAACTGGAACAAACTATCCATATCATTTGACAATAACAGTAAAATTATATCAGAAGCAACTACATTAAATAGTGGTCGGGGTATGTCTATATCATTACTATTCTGCTTAGGTGGTGAAACTAATGTAACTGTACGTAATAAGCGTACTGGTGAGGTTAGTGTTGTTAGTTTAGAACAGCTGTATGGAGGATTATAGTAATGTTTGAATGTATAGACAACAAATATAAAGTGTGGTATTTTGCACTAATACAAAAACGGATATTATCTCCGTGCACTGATAGCCACACAGAATCGCACCATATACAACCCAGAGCGCTAGGTGGAACAAACTTACCCAACAACTTAGTACAGCTAAGTGTACGAGAACATATTGTTTGTCATCAAATGTTAGTAAAATTTTTAAAGCACCCGTTAGCAAAACAAAAAATGCTACTAGCGTTGCATTTCTTATGTCATGGGAGGCACAAGGTTGATGAACGCAAAACTATAATGAATAAATTTTCAAGTAGATTGTTAGCAGAGCTACGTAAAAATTTACATGAGCCTAAATCTGTAGAGACTCGTGAGCGTATGTCCATTGCACGCACTGGTATCAAGCGAAAATATGAGCACTACATGAAGGTTAACACAGATCCTGAAAAGATTCGCAAAACTGCGGAGTTTCACAGAGGTAGAAAGCGTAGTGCTCAAACAAAATATAAACAAAGTGTACGTAAAAAAGAGTTCTTATCGGTGAATAACCCGTTCAATAAAGGTAAGAAACAGTACTATGATCCAACTAATAGTTTGAACACTGGTGTATATTTTTCAGGTAGTGAGCCAGCCGGGTGGATATTAGGTAATCAAAAAGCACGAGGTACTAAAACTTGCTATAGTTTAGAAACAGGTGAAGTTAAACGATTTGCGGTGGATAGCATACCAGCTGGGTGGTTCATCGGGCACCCTAATAATAAGGGGTATGAGATGTATATTAATATACATTCAAATCAACATAAACGGATAAAACCCACTGCGATACCATTATGTGGTGAATGGGTTCACTGGACTAAATTTAACGAGGTGCGCCATGCGTAGTAATACAGAATATGAAATTTTATCACCAGATGGTCATTTTTATGATTTTAAAGGTGTAATTCAATCAACTAAAACCCTACATCAAATTAAGATACAAGATGGTGATGATATATGGGCGTCAGATAATCATATATTCTTTGTAAATGGTATTGCTACTAAAGTGAGTAATTTGAGTGATTATGGATTCATTGATTCTATTGATGGTCCAATCGCGTATCAAAAAACATTCAATTATAACATCACTTATGCATATGATGTAGTTGAATGTCAAGAAGAAGATCATTTATATACAATTAATAGTAGCATTATAACCCATAACTGTGATGAGTTTGCATTTGTCGCCAATAATATTAGTGAGCATTTTTGGACTTCAATAAGTCCTACACTATCAACCGGTGGTAATTGTATTATCGCAAGCACACCTAATGGTGATGATAACTTGTATGCTGAGTTATGGCGTGGTGCTGAAAGTGGAGCTAATGGGTTTACACCTATATTTGTTAAATGGGATACAGTTCCTGGGCGAGATGAGCGATTTAGAGAGCAAGAAATTGCAAAGATTGGTCTCACAAAATTTCAACAAGAATATGAATGTCTGCGAGGTGATACATTAGTTACAATTTTAGATTCGTTCAACACAGAACGCACATTAACGCTTAAGGAATTATATGATGAATTTGAGTAATATTTCTAATCTATTAGCTCAAAAATATGTTATTTCTCCATTAGATGGCAACCAGTATTGTAGAGCAAACGGATACTTTAAGCGTCACTTACACGACAACGGATTTAATTCATACCATGAGTTTTTTAGATCTATGTATCCAACACTAATACAGCATTGTAAATTTTGTGGTGTTGAGTGTTCATTTAATAATACAACTATGCAATATAAAATTACATGTGGCGACAGAAAGTGTCAAGGTAAGTTAACATCAGAAATTCTTGCAAGTAGGGATGATAATTATTGGCCTACAGTGCTATCTCGCAGGTATGAAACGATTAGTAGTCAACCTATTGAATATAAACGTAAAATAATAGAAAAACGTGTGGCTGAGTGTATTGCGCGGGGTTCTTATCAAAAAGCAGTTGCGGTACGTGAGCAAACATGTTTATTGCGTTACGGTGATAGTAAGTATAATAATAGCACTCAAATATCTAAATCAAAATTAAATTGGACTCCAGAGCGTAAAGCACTATACCATGAACGGTTTTTACAAACCACAGGAGGTAAAAAGCTATACGAGTTTCACACCACTGAAACCTGGTATAATAGGTCTATTCGATTACACGAGAGAGGATTAGCGGTTCATCCAGATGAGAGATCAGCCTTACGGTTATATCGGCTTGCAGTTCAAAGATTAACTGAACAAAATTATAAACAGCATAAGCATATTATTAATCCAAATAATTATACACGAGCAACTAAAAAAGATTGTGAATTAGCATATCACTTAGATCATATTATACCGATCGTATACGGGTTTGCGCACAATATACCGGTTGATACTATTGCATCGGTTGACAATCTACAGATGTTACACTATAAAGAAAATATTTCAAAAGGAGCTAAGTATGTCAGCATTTAGAGCTAATAATAAAGGGTATCAAATTAAAACACCATATGGATATGAGCCTTTTGCTGGTATATCAATGAATGGTGTTAAACCAGTTATAAAATTATCGTTATCTAACGGTAAAACAATCACTGGTACCGAAAACCATATCTTATTCACCTCAGATAAATTAGAACGATGTATAGGTAATATTAAAATTGATGATGTGCTTGATGGGATAGTACACACGACTGTTACCGGTGTTGTCGCTGATGGAAGTGCTGAAGTCTTTGATGTAATTGAAGTACCATCTCATACATTTTATGCAAACAGTGTTGTTAGCCACAACTGTCATTTTATTAGTAATGACCCGTTATTGTTTAGTTCTATCGGGCTTAGTAATTATTTTGTTACAGAGATGCCTGCACCTGATGCTAGGGGGATTGTATTCTTTGAACCAATTGAATACGGTAAAACATATTTAATAGCTATGGATCCAGCAACAGGCACTGGAAGTGATTACACTGTTATAGTAATGTATAGTTTTCCAGATATGGTGCAAATTGCAGAATATCGAGCAAACACTGTTTCATCACCTGCGGTGTATCATGTACTCAAATATCTACTTAAACTACTTGAAAAATCTAGAGCTGCTAACGCTTATTGGAGTCTAGAAAATAATGGTGTCGGTGAAGGTATCATTAGCATGTATGAATCTGATGAAAATCCTGCTGAATTTGGTGAACTTGTATCTGAAGCTGGTAGACGTAGAATAGGCTTTACAACTGGTAAAAATAAAGCTAAGCATTGTATGACTTTTAAGAATTTATTTGAAGCCGGTAAGATTATTGTGCGTTCACGTAATACTATCTCAGAAATGAAGAATTATATACGTAAAAATGGATCATATGCAGCTAGAGTAGGTAGTACAGACGATACAATTTCAGCACACTTAATTTTAATTAGAATATTAGAAGAGATTACATCATACGAAGATCAAGCGTATGATATCATGTATAAAGATGAATTCTTAAACGAATTTGATAATAATGAAGAGCAATGGGAAGAACCAGCTCCTATCGTGACTAGTAATGATTTTAACGAAGCGGATATGTTCAAGCACCTAGAAATGTGGTAATTTGAGGAAAAATCATGTATAATTGAATAGTATAAACTAGGAGATTACCATGATTTCAGTAAAGGATGCAGCCATTATTTCAAATGGCTCTAACATATCAATAAATTCATTATTTGACATTACACCTACAACCAAATACTTATATCTTAACACATATGGTAGTAATCGTGTAGTGTCTACTGTAACCCCAAGTAGTGGTGTGCTGTTAGCCAACAATAAAGTTGTTAGTAGTACACCATACTGGGGGTACACCGCTACTACTATACTATTTGAATTAAAAAATAATCAATATGTTAGTAGTAAATACGGTAAATTATCAGATATAGTGTTTCAACCTGCAAAATCTAACTATTTAAATTTAATATCAATAGCAACTGCAGATAAATTTGACCCAGGGTTATTATTTAATATGGCTGATCCCGGGCAAATCGTTACAGAAATGAGCATTAATCAATATTCAGCATCAATACTCACTATGCCTGGTGCAACTGAAAAAACACCTACTATACCTAATATTATTAATACAGCTAACTCATTTATAGGTAAGACATGGAATATTAGTGGTGGCTGGGCGCTAGTAGATACAATCTCAGCATTATGTGGTACATCATTACCTATGAGTAGTATTAGTACATGGAATCATTTTCAAGGTAATGATAACTGGGTGGTTAAGTACAATGGTTTAGCTCCAAAAGGTGATTGGAAAACTATGATTGCACCTGGCGATGTTATATTTCTAAGTGATGATTATATGAGACATAGCACTGCAGCTATTTGTGTAGCTGGAAACGGTATTAATGCTATGGTGGTTGACAACGTTACAACTGCAAACAACAGATTAAATTCACAAGATCTCACAATAGCTCCAGCTCACTTATTAAGTACTGAGGACGTGTATAATTATACACCAAATAGTCGTGCTTTTATACTTACACTTAAAAATCAAACAGTTCCAGTTGTATCTCCACCAATAAATAACAAATATGTTATACGTGGTGTATACGATATGACTGTTAATCCGGTTGATGATATTAAATTAGGTTGCAACGAAGCATTTACTGTAACGTTAAATAATGTATTTAAGTATGGAAACCCAAATACAGCTATATCTACAACTGTAACCGGTCTACCTAGTTGGGTTAAGTATAATTCATCAACGGGATTATTATATGGAACTTCACCAAAAATTGCAAGTAATGTTGAGATTTCTTACAACTTTAAGGTTGGTACATTTACTGGATCTGATAAGATGAAAATAATTGTTGATCCTACACAATTAGTAGATATTAAAAATACCGCGTGGACGGTTGGCACTGTTAATAGTTTATCTATAAATAAACAATGCACAGATACATATTATTACACAGTAAAAACTCCGGATGATATGAGTTGGTTACAAATAGATCAAGTAAACGGTATTTTATTTGGAACGCCACCTGCAATAGGTCTTGGACATAAGTATAGTATCACAATATGTCAGCAACATGACGCATTATCATATGCATCTCATGTTGATAATTTTACATTATCTATTATTAACCCAATCACTTTGACTGGTTTGCAAACAGGTATTACATAACTACAATTTTTTAAGTTGATATATGACGACGAATACACTTACTATTAATTACACTGATACCACCAAATCTAGTATACAGATACCACTCGGTGGAATTAACACGTCAACACCATTATCGTTATATGGACTTGGCACAACAAATTATGGTGCAGACTTGTGGGCTAATATGCTGCACCTAATGGAGAATTTCTGTAATTCGACACCTCCATCAAATCCTGTTATCGGTCAATTATTTTACAAATCCACCACTAAAACTCTTCAGTTATACACTGGGCTAAACGCTAGCGGATTAGCAAACTGGGTTACATTAATAACAATAGATCCAGCTAGTACCACAGGTAATGCATTTGCTACATACTTACCACTAGCTGGTGGTATCATAACTGGTGATTTAATTTTAACAACAGAGTTTACAAACATAAATACAGTTAAGCCTGGACTAAATGAAAATCGTGCCGCAACTATAAGATACGTGGATTCGCTATTAGCTGGCTTTTCATTACAAAACACAACCGCTATTACAAATACTGTTAAACAAGCTACAGATTTACCATTTATTTACACTGGTAGTACTGCAACATTAGCGCAAAGAACGATGGGTGCACCATTAAAATTACCATCAGAAGGTTATGGTAGTGATGGTAGATTATTAGTTGCAAATGTAACTACGCCGACTAATGAATTATTTGCAGCAACTAGAAAGTACGTTGATGCAAAAGTAGCTACAATTATTCCAGGTGTTGCAAACACGGTAACTACAGCAACATTATCTGCAGAAATTAAAAAACTAACAGATTTACCATTTGTATATAACAATATATTAGTGGGAGAAGTTTCAAGTCGTATAGCGTCTATGACGATGAAATCTGATTTGATATTACCCGCGTATGCAACTGGTACGTCCGCTAAAGTTAGTTATGTAAATCATGCTGCAACAAGAGCATATGTTGATGATTCTATATACGGGTTATCTACTACAATTACAAGCTATATTGATACAAACATGCCTGACATGTCTGCATTATTATATGGTAGTCAAATTACTTCTAATCAAAACATATCGCACACATCATACTTAGTTGTTGGTGATCATATATCGGTCACTGGTGTTGCACAATGTTCGATATATCCCAAACCTGCGACAGCAACAGCTGATGAAAGAATATATTACTACGCATTAATACCATTTAGTGATATATTACCGCAATCTGTTACATTCTCACATCACAAGTACTCAGTTCAAGCAGATTTTGCGGATATAGATTTAGTACCATATGGTCGGCAGCCATACAGTAATTCATTTTTATATAAAAAATTAAATACATCACTAATTATCTACTTATTAGTTGCACCGACTACTACAGCATTAGCCACTGCATTTGTACCAACCGCGTTTAGCTTTACGATTAACGGGACCAAATAATGACGACGAATAATAATTACCTTATAGCATATAGTAACACTACTAAACCAAGTATCAACTTAACACCTGGGCAGATAGATGCAACAAGTACATCATTAACATTGTTTGGGTATGGTGCTAAAGAGTACGGTAAAGGACTAATGTCTAATACAGTAAAATTATTAGAAAATTTTTGCAATACAACCGCACCTAATAACCCAATTGAGGGTCAATTATGGTTTAATTCGAGCACAGCTACATTAAATGTATGCTACCGGGCAACTGGTGGGTCGTTGAGCTGGAAATCAGTTGCGCCAGTAGGTGGATGGGACAGTACTGGTGGATCTACGACTAGTTCAATTACTGTCGAGAGTGGTGCTGCAACTAAAGCAGATCTCAGTTCGTATATACCGATCAATGGACTCATCGGTAATATGGCTACTGGTAGTATGACGGGTGATTTAAAGTTGTACAATAACCCAAATTGGTATACTACAAATGCTCAAGGATTAACTGTAATTAACGAAGCGGTTACAGCAGATTTAAGTAACTGTGCTGCAACTAGAAAATATGTAGATCTTAAAGTAGGTAGCGTCGTTGTTGCTCAAAATAAAGCGACTGATTGGAATGTAACACCTGCTCAATTAATAACAATGATTGAAAGTGGTGCTAGCCCGTACATAAAACGTGTTGCAACTAACCCAACTGATAATGTAATGGTTAGTCCATTAATTTTACGTAATCAATCAAACCCACAAACAGTTGGTTTATATGAGGCGGTAAATAAACAATATGTTACCTCTGTGGCTGAATCTATTGTAACTGGTATGAGTACTGGGACAGGTACAGTGCCACAGTATATCAAGGATTTATTATTAGGTTATGTACCAATTGCAGGTATTAGTAACAGTAGCTTTACAGGAATTACTTCTCATTTACCTGTGCTTGATGAACCTAGTTGGTACAATGCTGATGGAACATTAAGCCTTACTGCTAAGATTCCCAACAACTACGCTGCAACTATAAGATACGTTAATACTAAGGTAGCTGACGCACTTAAATCAACAGGTGGTGGTATTAATTGGCCTGTATCGTCATCAGTAGTTATTGCAAAGATTAATGAAGATGCTGGTGGTGGACCGTATATACATAAGAACTCTACAGATGCTGGGTTCCGCACCATGGCTAAACAATTGTTTTTGCGGTCAGATCAGACAGCTGATAATGTGGTTGATAAGGAGGCTGTGAGTGCTGGCGTTGTACGTACACTAATAAACAATAGTAAGCCTACAGATATAGATAGTGCAAAGTTGTTAGCTGCATTAAACGCATTACCAGCCGCAGTTAAACCGTGGCCTACTCAAACAAATCAACAAGCATCCATTGATACAACTGAGTTAGATAAGGCGACTAAAGCTGCAAATGAAGCCGCTAAAGCCGCTGCTGATGCGTTATCAGAATTAAAGAAGGCAGATTCAAATGACGCGGACACGCTTGACAAGCTCATTAAGAATGCAGAGGCCGCTACAAAAGCTGCAAATGAAGCTGCCGGAGCTGTTAATAAAGCTGCAACCGATGCCGCAGGTAAAGCAGTTGTAACAACACCAGGTATCGACACAGTATCAAGCGGTTTGACAGATCTAATTGGGCAAGCAAATGAAGCTGCAAGACTCGCAAATGAAGCAATAAAAACTGAAGCAGCTGGTACTGATACGTTAACTAAGTTAATAAAAGATGCAGAAGCTGCTGCGCAAAAAGTAACTGATGCGATAGCATTAGCAGGTAGGACGACTATTACGACAAATACCACGAGTGGTGTTGATGTAAGTGGGTGGAACAACACAACTGTATCACCTACACTAGCAGATACTTATACGCAGGCTGGTAAAGTGTATATGAAGGATCGTGAGCGGATATCATATTCAAAATTACCAGATGGCACATTAATAATCTCAGGTTATTATCGTAAATTTGGTCTGTGCCACGCTGGTGATGCTGTTGATTGGGTAACCTCCATAGATAAAATTAGATTTCCATCTGGATATAATTTTATTGATCCGTTTTACTCTGTTACAATTACAGAGGTGTCTCATAACACCCGTTGTGCTGATCAAATAGTTGGATCTAGTGATGCTAGACATAGAGGTGGTTTCTGGGATGGTTCACTTGCTCGTGATGGCTGGTATAACTGGCCGGGGGCTGCGTTGCTTAATTGCGATATTGGTCGAACATATACCGCAGCTCAACTAGCTCCCTACCCACAGGGTCCAAGATATCCATGGGCTGAAACAAAAAATGAATCATTCCCGACAGGTACTGCTCATCCATCAAGTGATCCTCCTGCTGATTTTGAACCGTATATATATTATCAGCCAAGCGATATTCTAGGTGTAACATATAACAATGAGGTTAAGAGATTTAACTCGTTGTATAACGAGTTTGCTGTACCGCCATGTACTTGGATGTCGTATGATCAAGCTACAGATGGGTTTAAAATAAGTGGCTGCGTGAACAAGGCTGTTACCTGGCTATACGCACGCAACACGTTATCGTGTAATTTCACCGCAATCGGTAGATGGAAATAATCTATGGCTATTATAGATATTGTATTATCAGATAAAAGTAAGAGTAGCGTAAAATCTACATCAATTAGTAGCATGAAGTATGTAGATTTTACATCTGCAAACTATGGTGCTGATTTTTGGAGTAATATACTACGATTAACAGAGAATTATAGTAGTGTTAACCCACCTAATTTTCCAATTGAGGGCCAGCTGTGGTTTAATCCCAACACATTTGCACTTAATGTTGCCACTGTCGATGCAAATAAAAACGTAGTATGGACTATAGTTAGTGATGTATACGACGATACAACTGTAGGTTATATTGATCGATATAAGCGTAATATTATTCTCAACATATCTGTACCAGCAACAACAGAGCCTACTATCTACGATGGACCGTATAAAACTAGTAATCATGCTGCTACAAAGAAATTTGCAGATGAATGGCATGGTGGTATTGTACACGGTAGCGATAAGATATGTAATTGGAATATATTTCCAAACAAGTACTGTATTATAAACGGAAATGCTGGGGGAGCCATCAAGCTACCATTTACTATGTTTGATACAAACTACGCAGTAATTTTAACTAATATCGATACTGCGAGTACATCACAATACGCATCTAGCAAAACCACAACAGGTTTTTACGCCTCAAACAATTCATGGATGGTGGTAGGTTATAAAGCATGAAATATAATATAACACACGCTAATGGTACATCGTTAGTATTTGACGATCAAGCAGTGGATAATAAGAGTACGTCACTTACATTTGCTGGACAAACAAATAGTTTATACAGCTACTATTTTTGGTCTAATTTAGCACACTTGATAGAGAATTTTGCTGGGCCAAACTCACCTGATAATAAAATTGTAGGTCAGTTATGGTACGATAACACAAAAGGGGCTAATGCGTTAAAGGTATACACTGGTCAAACATGGCAGTCAGTTGCTGCACAAGTTGAAGATATGTCTGGCTACGCACTACATCAATCAACTACTCTATCCAGTCATTTAATTTTACCAGAAAATCCAATATCTACTGCAACAAATATTGCTGTAACTAGAGGATATATTGAAAAAACTTACAGATATAAGTTTAAAACGGAAAGTACTGCGGATATTAAGTATATTAGACATAATAATAATTATATTGTTTGTCATAGTATAGTTACTCCACTAACTGCAGATACGCGTACGGTACAGGTATTGCTACCATATGTTATGGCGGATGATAATTATGCAATATCATTATCCATTAATAGTGTAGATACAGCAACACATGGTGAGGTGTATGCATTTTCTACAAATAAAACTAAAACTGGGTTTACTATAGTTGCAACTAATACATTCCCATCAATTGCATGGGTAGTAATGGGGTTTTCTGAATGAGTACTAAAGTTCAATTTACAAATAGATCTAAGCCTGCAATATACATTGCAGATTACGAATATAATTACCAGACTCCTCTTGCGATGTATGGTAAGCATGTGATGGATTATGATGCAGTAACTTGGTCAAACTTACTACATAAGCTTGAAAATTGGAGCAATAGTTCAGCACCTGAAAACGCGCTCGAAGGTCAGTTGTGGTGGGATAATAGAAACAATCAATTAATGATTAATATCGGTAAAGATATGTCTAATCCTAATTGGCGGTACGTAACTAAAAATTCAATTGATACGAAATCATTATTACGTATTTCTGGTGGTACATTGTATAATGATTTAGTATTAGTTGATGATGTTATAGAGGATGAGCAAGTAGCTACTATTGATTATGCAGCGAGTGTAAACACAATTGTACCTACTTCATTAAACAATAATTACCAACATAACATTTTACCTTATAGTGGATTTATGACATTTAACGGGTGTATAGTTAAGGCTGACTTCATTAATAATATTTGTGTAATCCCAACACGGTTTACCATGGTTAATACTAGCTATTCAGTAACAGTATCAATTTCAATGAATACTAGTGCAAGGCAATTAAATTATGATTTTAGATATCATGTAGTAGACAAAACGATTAAAAGCTTTAAAATAATAACCGAACAAACTATACCAGATGATTGTGAGATCAATTTTGTCTTAGTTGGGAATATTCAAGCGTAAAAACTAAATACCATATAACAGATAATTACAGGTACATTATACTATGCCATATTCAATTACCCACACTAATAATGGTAGCGGTGGGGTTACCATCATATTAGATGATAATCAAGTCGACGAGTCTACCTCGCTTACACTACTCGGTAGAGGTCATCCAAACTACGGTCAAGTACTATGGACTGATTTTATAAAGCTATTAGAAAATTTTTACGGTCCTACTCAACCATCAAATCCAATTACCGGTCAATTGTGGTATAATAGTAATACAAATTCAATATACGTTAATAAAATCACTGCAGGTGCTGTAACTGGTGGCAACATAGCGGCGTCTAATGGTAGTCAATGGTCTCCACTTGCAGATCACGCATACCTTGCAACTAACTATAACCCTACCACTCTTGTAAATAATTCAGTAGATGGATTAGTACAACGTTTATCTGGCTCGGACCCAAATGTAAAGTCTGCATTATTAACCTTACTTACTGGTACATATTTACCAATAGCTGGTGGTACAATAACTGGTAGATTGCAAGTACCGCAACTGGTACCGGGATCAGCTAATGACCCTGAGTTAACAGCTAATCAATATCTAGCGGTTGGCTGGCTCAATATGAAAAACTACGTAATTAAGTACGTGGGAGATGAATTACTAACAGTTAAGTCTAGATTGCAAGCACTTGAATCAGCTGGTACGGGAACAGGTACTGGTACAGGTACTGTACCATCAGCTGGTTCTGCACTATCTGGGTTTGAAAACCTATCATACGGTATTGGATACGATCCAAGTGGTAGTACTACAAACTATGTGCGCAGCGTTGGTGCGGTAGCTACATCAAAAGCATCATCTACTCAATGGATCAACACTAACTTATCAGTTCCACCCATCGATCTTGGTGATGTAGATAATGCCCATGATAGTTATGCAACACCTAAAAGTTATGTTGATGGTAAAATTACAGCAGGTACTTTGCTCGCAAGCAGCACACAAGTTTTTACCACCACCCAAACTGCAGCTAGAGCTATTAAACTACCGGTATTTCCAGAGGCTGTGTTACCTGGTGGTACGGAAAATACAAATGTTAATTACGATCAATATGCAGTTACTAAAAAGTATGTAGATGTTGGTTTATCTGGTGCTAATTTAACAAAAATCTTGAGCAAAAGTCAAGATTTTAGAAATAGTTTATCGGGTATAGCATCTGGTGCGCTAGCAATACCATCAATTCCTATAACAAACTTCAGTGGAAAAGTATTAGCAATTAACTCGTCTGGATCTGCATTAGAATGGATTGCATCATCCACTCCAGTTACTAATACAATTGGATTTAGTAGTTCAAGTTATATTAAGCAAAGTAACAACATGGTTACGGTGTTTGGTGCGGTAGCTGCATCCACACTAAGACGAAGTGCTAACGTGTTTAGTAATAATATTCAACCATGGGAAGTTACTATAATTATACCTAACAACTTTACACTAAGTGTTCCATATGATGTACATGCAACATTTACTCCAAACCCGGCAGCGCAATCGTCCACCGGATTTGTAGGTACAATGAATTGTTATATTACGGCAATGACTGCAACAAGTTTTACATTAGGTATTATCTGTAATCCTGCAGCATTAACAAGTGATAAAATTGCATACACTATTAACGGCTTAGTTACAAACTAGGATAGTTATATCGAGACATCATCCATTCAACTGCCTCATCAAATTCGGGGTATGTTGAATGGTCTCGAATATTGACATAATTAGATGCTAAAGTAGATAGTGCATTCTCATCAACAGGTGATATTCTCACACTTAACCACCGTAGTAACCTATTTGCCGCTTCATCATCTTTAGCTACTACCAAATCATAAAAATCTTGAATATATTCTGACATCAATCGAGGTGCAGGTATATCCTCTACAACAACTTCCTCTGCAAATTTTATTGGAAAATCAGCATTAACTGTGCCGCAGTTTAAGCAATATTTAATTGTTAATGTTTTACCATCATAAACTAAACCTAATTGATTGATAGTAACTGGTTTGCTATAAAGTAACTCAATATTATCATAGCATTTTGCATTAACTATCAGTAACTCACCACCACATTTTTTACAACTCATATAATTTTACTCAATTAAAAAACATTTTATCTTTTTTATCAGCGACAGCTTGACAATCAACGCATAAATCACAAGTTTTGTTTATAGTTAATACCACTCGTTGTCTTTCAACTGGGATATACGCTAAACACACTTCACATTGTAATTCTTTATTAATTAATTGCTCGATATCGCGATCTCTTGGAATATCATGTCTAATTTTATTAATAAGTGACATCCGTTCTGCTTCTTCTAATATAGCAGCGATATCGCATTCATCCATTACATCCGTACTTAATTCCATATTCACTCCATTGATTAAAAATAATATGGGTTGTGTTGATTATGAAAAATATCATGCAATATAAATTCGTTATTACTAAGCTTAAATACATTATTATGATCAATCATTTTTGAATCTGCAAACTTTGTTGAACTAATATTTGCACCATTTATGTATAACGGCGATATTGCATTTCTAAACATATAGATTTCATTATCTTTAATACAAACACATGCAAACGATCCTTCGATATCAGATAATTTAGAAAAATCATCTTTAATTAATTCACCTAACGCTTGCGTATCCCATAAGTATTCACTATTTAGTAACTTATTAATTTGGGCTAACGCTTCAGTTTTAATAATACCATTATGCAATAACTTAAAGTCCTCACTTACATAAGGATGAATTCGACTATATTCTTTAACTAACCCACCGGTTGGTGCTTGACAGTGACCTAGCAAATAGTCGCCGTCGTTGATATGATCTAACAATTCAAGATTAAAGTCACCAAAATCTTTGAATGTGCGTACTTCATGCTCGTTATACAATGTTAATGAGTGACTAAACGAGCCCCGATACCTATTTAAATTTAATAATTCAATGAATTTATCTTTATTATAACTACCAATAATACTACACATTCAATATATCCCTATTACCAGTTAATTGCTTTAGAGTAAGTGATTGGATCTTCAATACCAATATTTTTAAATGCCATGATACGCTCTGCACAGCTTGGACATACACCACATGAATGTCCATGCTCATCTACATCATAACAGGTAACAGTTTTACTATAATCACAGCCTAACTTTAAACCAATACGTAATTCTTCAGTTTTATTCAACGAAACCAATGGAGTAAATACATCAATCTTATGCATTCGATTTAAATCAACCACACTTTGCAGTGCCGCAACAAATTCAGGAGTAGTATCCCAATAATTATACTGATCATTCGAATTTAAACCTAGAGCTATTGCTTCACACTCATTTGCTTCTGCAAACGATAAGATCATAGATGAAAACAATAGATTACGGAACGGTACGTATGTAGGTGGCTGTGGATTACCTAATATATCCACAATAGTAGGCATTTCAATATCTGAACCTTTAATATTAGCTGATACTTTACGAGCAATATTACCTAAGAACGAAATATCTACGATATGATGATGAACACCTAGTGCTTCACATGATTGTCTAGCAAGTTCAACTTCAATGCTTTGCTTTTGCTGATACGTAAAGCTAACAGGAAACACATTATCATTACCATACCGATCAACTAACATGTATAATAACGTAGTACTATCTAATCCACCAGATAACGATAGTGCAACTTTAGATACCTCGGGAAAATTTATATTTTCTAATGACATATATCACCTCACAGTTAATAAAGATGATATTATATATTAATTTTACAGAAGTATCAAATTATATTTAATCTCTGTAAGATATAGTGAAAAACCGTGTGATAATTAGGGCTCTCCAGTGTTTAACAAAATAATACATATTATATTAAGTAAATAGTGGTCATTTAATCTCACTGGATTAAACGAGTATTTTATATTATAATACTATATCAAAATACGGAGTAGTCATGGCAAAAAAACATGCAGATATTGATATTGATGTTCAGAGTACGTTTGACCCATCCAACTTATTTGATATAGTTCATGCATCTCGAGTGCAGGATGGTAAATTATTAAAGCATCCAGTCGGTGTATATTTTCAAAGAATACCAGTTGATCCAGTTACCGGTTATGCGGCAATACCATACGATGCTACTAACGAGTATGATTATTTTAAAATTGATATGTTACATTTGCACATATTAAACTTATTTGATAGTAAGCAACAGATCAGAGCATTATTAAGACAAGCACCAGACTGGGATATGTTACAATCAGAAGCTAATGTTAGTAAGTTATTTCAGTTAAGTAAGCATTTCGCTGTAGTAAATAAGATGAAGCCGAGAAGTATATTAGATATTGCGGATTGTATTGCTATTATAAGACCAGGTAAGCGTATTTTATTAGATAAATACGTATTCGACCGAGCTGCTGCTCGAGTGTTATTATATCAAAAACACAGTGATTCTGATTATAAGCGATCCCATGCGGTTGCATATGCACATATTGTTGTATTGCAGATGCATTTAATTTCTGCTGGTATAATTTAAATTTAAAATAAGCAAGGTGAAGTATGTTACATGAATCAGTAAAGCATATACTACATGATATAGAATTAACAAATTCTCAAAAAAAGGTATTGGCACGAGCAGTGCAATCAGGTGCTATTGAAGAGCCAAGTCGAGTCTCATTAAACGATGAGAAATTAATAGCTGCTAGAGATTTACTAGACGAGTTAGGTATTATTGATTATTCTCACACCAACAACACCATTCATATTAACGATAGCGGTATAACGTTAATGCAGGAAGAAGGTATTGTAGGTGATGATGAATCACTAACTCCAGAAGGTGAGCAATTATTATCAGATGAGCCGGTAGCGCCTACCACAGAGCAGTTAAAATTTAGTGAGTTTTTATTAATTTAATTTGATGTCTTGCAATTGAGGTTGGTTTATTATTAAACATCAGCATTGGACCCTCAATTGTATGAATTTTACTAATATGAAAAGTTTTAAACAGTGGAGACATATACTGTTTAATTTTCATTTTTTCAAATAGGAACGATACTGGCATATTACAACCATCATCGTACCAATCTTGAATTTCATGTAAATTAATATCAGTTAGCGTGTGTGCGTTATAGAAGTCAAATGTATAACAGCTAATCCATTTATTATAGACATTATCTATAATACATCGATGTGACACATCTGTTTTTAGGTTTAACTTTGTAATAAACGGGTACGCTGGATCAATTGAATCTTCCGCGTGTTCAACGAGGTCCATTTTTATTTTCATGTTTTCCCTTAATAGGTTACAGTTATGCGTAAATTTAGTGATTATTTATACGAACAAAAGTTCAAGTTAATTGATTTTAATGATAAAAATGAAGAGGCTGAGGAAAAAGTGCAGCCTGATGAAGATCAGGATAAATTAACGGATAAAGATGATACGGATGATAAAGAGAAAGATGATCGTCCGCGTCATAACCGTGAGCGTGATAAAGAGCATAAACATAACAAGCATCACGAAGAACATAAGAAAGAAAAAAAAGAAGATCCTGATAGACAGGGTGTTATTCGAACAATTAAGAACGCACACTTAGTGTATAAGCGATCAGATTCGGATGGAACATTTTCCGAATTATGGATGTATGATATCAGTAAGGGATCAAAAGACGAATTTGATATTCGTAATGCGATATTAGACGGTACAGATATTGATCAAAAAACAGGATCATCTGACGATAATAAGCAAAAATACACGTTATGGACAAATAATACAAGACAAATGATGCATATTACTGGATTAGCCAATTGATATACATTATAATTATATTTTTTAATTAGTTAGGTGGATTTACTATGAAATGCGATGAACAATTAGGACTTAAAGTGCGTGAGCACTTAATCTCAAAAGGTATTGAAACACCTATGATAACTCCAGTGCTTACAGAGCAGGAGCAAATTGAAAAAATTGAAGATCATATGCGTTCAATATTAACTGCGTTAAACTTGGATCTAACTGATGATAGTTTACAAGAAACACCGCATCGAGTTGCAAAAATGTATGTGCGTGAGATTTTTTCAGGTTTAGATTACAAGAATTTTCCAAAATGTACAGTAATTGAAAACAAAATGAGCTGTGCAGATGAATTTGTATTAGTTAAGAATATTACCCTGCAATCATCATGCGAGCATCACTTATTACCAATCTTAAATTTGAAAGGCGGTGGTTGTCATGTTGCTTATATTCCAAAAGACAAAGTAATCGGGCTAAGTAAGTTAAATCGGGTAGTTAAGTTTTTTGCAAGACGTCCACAAGTGCAAGAGCGCTTAACGCATCAGATTATGGAAGCATTGTGCTTTATTTTAGGTACTGATGATGTTGCTGTTGAGATTAGTGCAGATCATATGTGTGTAATGACACGTGGGGTTGAAGATGCTACTAGTACAACAACGACCGCTGCTATGAACGGTCGTTTTAGAGATGACGCGGTAATTAGATCTGAGTTCTTCAGCTCAACTAAATCTTAGTTTTTAGTTGTTGATAACGTTTTTTTAGTTTAACAACTGTAGCATGAAGTGAATCGGGATCTTCTTTATAAAGTTGCATTAAATGCTCTTTATATTGAGTTCCTGATTCGTTATGCTCTGACCGTAATTTACCTAAAATGCGAGTCATTATTTTTTGAACTTCATCAAGATCATCCTGTGAACTATCATGAGATGAAGACATATATTTACGGATAGATGGTGTATCTGTAATTTTTTCAATTGATGGTTGTTTTTTACGTAATAAGCTAAGTGCAGCAAGAATAGCAAATCTATGTTTAGCTTGTCTATTCATTGTATCAAAATGTTTATTTTTGATATCGGTTGCTATTTTAGTTAAAAAACAAACAGCAGTCTCACACGTAGCAGATGCGCTACTTTCTAAAATGAATAAGCAGTTATCGGTATACGCTAATACTTCTTCATTTAACTCTTGCATCTCGAGATCGAGTGCTTCATTTAATTCTTTAATAAGATTCATTATATCTTTACCTTCTTTAATACTGAATACCGATCTTTAATTGATGGATTTTGTGAATAATCTACAGCTAAGAACTTCCATATAGATGCAGGTACGTACTGTCTTGTTGCAGAGTCAAGAGATGTTAAATATATCGCTGCGTATGCAAGTTGTGTTTCATCAGATGTAGTTAAATAATCTAGTAACTGATTTAACGCATTTTTAATAATAGTATGACGGAAGTTAAGTATATCATAACCAGATAAGTGCGATGTATACTCGTGGTTATTCCCATCATCCAACTCTTTAATTTGCATTTTAATATCATTAATAATACCGGCTGGAACTTTAACCTTAGGGCTAGCTTCGTGTTCAGGCTCTTTTGGCTCATCAAGTACCGTTGGTAGTTTAGCTGCTTCAGTTACACGCTTACGTTTAACTTTTTTAACAACAACCTCTTCCTGCTCATCTTTTTTATCTGATTGTTTTTCAGCAGGTTTTTGCGCTTCTTTATTATCTTCTTGCTCTTTTTGAGGCGCGTCTTTGTCTGATGTAATTGCAACAGGTGCACTAACTACCATTTCAGGTGCTGTTTGAATCTGAACCGGAGCAGGTTGTTCAGGTTGTTTTTCCATGCAGCATTTAAAGTAGTTTGCAACACAATCATAATCACCAATAACTAATGCTTTGATTTTATCATCTAATTCATCAAACAATTCACATGCTTTATCTTGTTGATTACTAATAACGAAACCTAATGTCTTATCTAAATGACTTATTAATTCGCTGTATATTTGCTTTACGTTGGGAGAGCTGTTGCGCTCATATTCATGATTATAATGTTCAATTGCGTTAACCAACGCATATTTTACATTAGAATAATTTTGCGGTATATCAGCAACAACAGTAACTACTGGCGTAATTTCAGCGTTAATACCGGCTAATCTTAAAATATCATTTGGTGACATTGATATATCTCATAGTTAGTGTGCGTGTCCTAAGATTGCTTACGTTTTGCTTTTTTCTTTTTTGCTTTAACGTACATGTTGTGCCACACCGTTGCTTGGGTTACGCTATCCACAGGTATAATACCTCGGTGTTTTTCGGCATGATATTTTTCTAGTAATTCACGTAATAGTTTCATATTGATTATCCCAAAAGTGTAGTGAATGTGGTATTTATGTCAACTGTAATGTTGTTTCTCAACACAAAAAGAGAAGAACTATTAAATAGTTCTTCTCCCTGGAAAACGCGGTACAGCTAAATGATATTACATATTTGAGTTTATGTTAGTGCGTCATACATTCACTGCCTTCGCAGCTCGATAAAACACCATATTGTCTAATTTAATGGTTCTTATCACTCTACGAAATGGACTCCGCTTTAAAGAGTCATCATGGAAGAATGTAGCGCCGTTAGTTACATCTTTAATTCGTTCATTCATAACTGCTTCAGCTAGTTGATACATCTTTCTATAAGATGCAGAACCTTTATGTAATGATGCCCATCGTAATTTACGGTGGCTAAACTGCGATTTTTCATTAACTATACTGCAGTATGATTTGTGTCTTTGCTTAGAGCGGTTGTGTATTGTATATAACACTCCAGTCTTAGCACCATCCGTTTGATTTTCGGCTTCAGCAATTGCTGTCCGCACCATACAATTTATTTGAGGATTTACATATCCTAATAAAGGTGTGGTAGGAGCAATTGCACTTGCTAATATCACCGGTGGATGTGCATCAAAAACATTTGCTGGTAGTTTAATATTAGCACCAGCTGGTGCACACAATAACGAACTTAAAAATAATAATTTTTTTACCATATTATATCTCCTTGCTGATAAGATCCATTAACATCAGGATAATACCATGAGGTGGATAGCGTTTTTGGTACTATGGGAATCCCACCCATAGGGATTTAATAAAACACTATACATTAAACGTAATGCTTGATTTTTAACAATAAATCAAGCGGTGATTCGTTTTCCGTTTGCTGAGTTTTACAAATAAATCAGTAATATCATTTTTAAACATCTACGTATTTATCGTAAGCAACGTAGGGTTGTTTAACGGTTTTTTGCGTCTGACCAAATATATGTATGGTTTCTAGTCGCAATCTTATATCCTTTTGCCTGGTATTTTTCAACAATTGGTGCAATCTGTAATTGATCATCACGTGTTGTACCTAATGGCATAATCCAGTACTCGAATGGAACGGTCACACTTGTACGTTTAGCATTGAGCACTGAAACTACTAAGTCTAACTCTTCTTCACACTCTGCAGTATCACTACATACAAATTTTAATTGACCAGGATAATCTGTTAATATATGGATGATATTATCATAGTCAACAGCATCAATCTCACCACTAACTGCAAGTAATTTTGGACTTATTGAAAAGAATATTTCAAAATATGGGGATCTCTCATACTGATCTTCGAGAGCCATTATAAATTCCGGTATTAACGCTTGGGTACCGTTAGTTTCAATTGTAATGAATATAGGTGTATTGTTTACGTTGCGCTCATTGAGGACCCCTAAGATCTCCATAAGCATTTTTTGATATTTAACCAGTAATGGCTCACCACCAGTTAATACAAAATGAATATCGTTTTTAGTAATTGGATGTCTAAAAAGTCCATCAGGATTGCTTGTCGTTTTTAACATTTCAATCCAATTATCTACTATTTCAACAGCAGTATACGTATTTGAACCATCTTTAAATGCTGGATTCCAGCTATATTCCGTATCACAAGGAAATCCAGGACACTTTAGATTACATCCAAATACTCTGGCCCATAAGGATGGCTGACCTGCATATGAACCTTCACCTTGAATAGAAAAGAACTGCTCTGATAACCTATACTTATTCATATATTACTCCTATGTGTAAAATTGTATTATAATATAGATTACAATAAAAGTCAAACATATGGACTATCATCACTATTCAGTTTCCAGCTACCATCACGTATACCAGCATCCGTAGCTTTTTGTAGCTGTTTTACAGCATATATCACAATATCATTATACTGCTTATATGACGGATCTTTAAAATCTTTAGGTACTTGAGCACCAGATGCTTGATAGCATTGATTTACTAAATTAACCGCACCAGAAACTTTTTGTTGTGGATTTTTAATTTGTGTAAGTAGTAGCTTCTTGATAGCTACAATAATGTCGTATGCAACGACATTTTCAAACAATTCGTATATTTTCATAGTTTTTAATTGTTGTAAAATATAACTATTTAGTGGATTTATCCTTGAAGATAAGCCACAATACGTATTATGTCCAATCACATAAACAAGGTAATTAAATATGTTTTTAAATCCGCAACAGATAGTCGATCAAAAATTAGTATCAGGTACAATTCGCGTTGAACCAAATGCTATTGATTTTACATTAGATAGCTTACACCACTTTCAACAATCACTATTTTACTTCTCAAACAATAAGTCAAATGTTATGCATCGAGCTAGATGTGAGGTACCGGTTGTTGATGTGTATGAGTATAATCGTACTAGCGGCTTAGGTGATAGAGGTCATCTACCAGGTGATGCAAGTGGTTGGCTATTAGATCCTGGTACAAGCTATGATGCAATGAGTAATGTGTATATTGAAGTACCTGAGAAGATGTCAGCAATGTTAGTTATTAGATCTACTGCTAACCGTAATGGCGTCACTTTAACCTGTGGTTTGTATGATTCAGGATTTAAGGGTAATATTGGTTTTGCATTGCATGTTGCAAAAGATGTTGGTTCTACCTTTATCGAACAGGGTACTTATATTGGTCAAGTAATCTTTGTTGCATCTGAAAGTGCCGGTACGTACTCAGGTGGTTATAACACTAAAAAAGGTGAACATTGGGTCGATGCGATAAACACACCAAAGCTCGCACTAAAAAATGATGCTAATAGTATTGTAGTGGTATCTGATGAATCAATCGATATGTATCCACCGGTTGATATTGTCGATATTAGAGGTGATGATGAGTCGACTATTTCAGGTGGTATAAGTGAGCTAGATGTATTAGTTGAATCGCCTGTTGAAGCGGTAGCTGCTACAACTAAAGCACCTAAAGCTACAAAGACTACAAAAGCTAAATAATTAACCTTTAGTTATTTAATAATATATAAAGCACAGATATACAATATCTGTGCTTTTTTATTGTTTTATGGATTAATACATGTCGAAGAAGAAACCATCTGCAACGTTTGAAGAATTTAAATCTTTTATACAAAGTCTACATCTAAGAAATGACTCAGAGCTTAGAGATTATATTACCGCAAATAATCGCGGAGAGGTATTTTTTAATCGTTTAGGTATGCGTTGTCCTCTTTGCCCATTTAATGTTAGCTATTATCTACTAAAGAGCACATACCCGGAATACAAAAACTTTAACGACCTAATGGGTATTCCACCAAAACCTAAACCGTACCCAGTTGAATATAAGACAGTTAAACAAGCACGTAGATTTATATTAGATAACGTACCATTAAATACATTAGAAGATTGGGATGTTTATTGTGAATTAAGTCGAAATACGAGTAGTGATACTATTATATTTAACGGATACACAGTTCCCAAGCGACCTGATTGGATACCTGAAGATATTGCAGGTACGTATGGTCCTGTGGCAATACAATACAGTATTAGTTGGTTTTTCAATATACAACCACCTGAACCTGTACCTCATTCAAAATACGCACCATACGAGCAGGCTAGAGCATTTGTACATACATTAGGGCTTGCGACGACCAATCACTGGTTACGGTATGTTAAGGCTACTAATAGTGGTAAAAAATATAAATTTGTAGATGGTACAATATTACCACCTAGACCATCATGGGTACCCGGATTACCAGAAAGTGTGTATATTACATACGGTGGTTGGGTATCATGGAAAGATTTTCTAGGTGATGCTGAATATCAAAAAGTAATGCCGTTTGAAGAGGCTCGTGCGTTTGTACAGTCACTGCACTTATCGTCATATAAAGAATATCGTGCATATTACTTACATTCTAAGAAGATTGGGGTATTTCGTAATCAATTTGATGAGGTATGTGAACTCCCACCATATAATTTACCACCATTACCGCATGAAGTGTATAAGAAATTAGGTGTATGGACTGATTATGCGGATTTTATTGGTAAAGCTAACAATAAGATTAACTATATGGATTACGAGACTGCAAAACAGTTTGTAGTTCCACTAGAGCTGTCCACACCATCTGAGTGGCAGATGTATATTGAGATTTCAACACAATATGGTACGTATGTAAATGCAAGTGGAGCTGAATTACCAGCACCACCCATGAATTTACACAAATACCCAATGTTTTATTATAAATGTCGTAAGGAATGGAGGGGTTGGACTGATTTTTTACGTGGAGATAGTATATTATCATGTAATCGTAATGCAAATACTCGATCACTAATAAAACGCACATATTGGACTTATGAGCAAGCTAGATCATATGTACAAGAACTTAGACTAACTAGTGTTAAAGAATACGTTGCTTATATTAATTGTGATCCGCACCTACCATTCTACAATAAACATATGATGCGTTGTACTCCAAGGCCTGATATGTTACCTAAAAATACATCAAATTATTATATGTCTCAATTTACATGGGTAAATTGGATTGATTTTTTGGGGTTAACTGAAAAGCAAGGGGTACCATACGAGGATTGTAAGTTTTATGCAAATAAGTATAATATTAAAAAACAAACGCATTGGGCTCGAGTAGTAAAAGCAAATAATTTACCTGTACCGATAGATGTTGAAGGCTATTATAGGGTACGTGGGTTGTGGGTGAGCTGGAATGATCTATTTGATATTATTGAATATGATATATTACCATACGATGAAGCAAAAACATATATCACATCATTAAACTTAACATCAGTCGCAGGGTACGCTAAATGGTGGCAAGCAAATAAACCGGTATTTTTACCACCATTATTAACATATTATAAGAAATATGATGAATACAACTCATCTGATATGTTAGGATTAACGTTAACTGCTAAATTTGATAATATACGTAACGATATTAGTGTTTTTTACATATCGCGATACTCAGATGATCCTACTAATATAATATCAATATCTGTTGATAGTTATGGTAAAGCTAATGCGCTGCAAGCGGTAAATCGAAAACATCAAACAGTCATAGCTATGTTTGATTTGTTTGGGCGTGTAGATGAATTGCGTAGAATTTCAAACATGTACTGTGATCCATATTCGGGTGGAGAAAGTAATCAATATGTAACTACTAATTTAAATCAATTGCTGTTTGCATTGAGACATGAGTTTCATGAGACGCAAATATATAAAAGCGTCACTATCGATAGAGTAAATGCTGATTCACTACAGTACATTTAGCATTTGATAAATATGTAAATCGACCCTATTTTTGATTTTCCGAGATGAGCAATTAATGTCTGACAATTCCGATTACAAGCTAGATTATCTTAAGATAGATGAATTATTCCCGTCTGTATTTAACACAGACGTAAATAAATCCGTATATAGTAACAGTTTTAACCGGTTCCTTACAAAAAATGACAATGTTCGTGTTACCGGAACTATCGGAAATCAGTTAAATGTTAATATAATTCAAGAAGATACAATTCATCGCCAAGCTAACCAACTACAACCATTAATTTTCTCTACTAATTCTACAGCAGAAGAATTAGGTTCTATTATTGATGTTCAAATTAATTCATTTAAAGATATATTAACAAAATCCGCTCAGATTGGTATTGATATTGATAAATTTGATCAGTGGGGTGATTGTAATCAATTTGTATTTGCACCACCCATTGATATTGATAAGTTTATTAACTATCGTGATTACTTCTGGACCGATGTTAGTGAGCCAGACTATATCACTATTGAGAATAAAATAACAGTATATCAATCAGCACTTTTTGAAGCCAATAATACTCTTACATTAGCTCTACAAAATAAAGACGCTAGCTTAGAATTGACTGCTAGACGTGCGGTAGCTGAATATAGTATCAAATTAAATGACGCTATTACAGATGTTACATCAGCATTAACACCTACTAATACATCTACCCCAATCAACCACAAATATATGTGGTCTGCAACTAACACCTGGGTTCATAGATCAGATTTAGTTATTACTCAGGATGGAAAGCCGTTATATAATTATGCAGTACCTGCTACTATGCCAATCATCGAATATGCTGATGATATAGAGGTTAATGAGTGGATATTTTTAAAACATAACTGGTTGTATCGTAAAGATGCGGTGTCACCATGGATTAAATCTAATACAGAACCTACCACTAGTGAGCTTTCACTACGTATACCTATAATCTCAGCTAATTTAACAAAAAACTCATTTGTAGTAGAATATCGTGATGGATTATATGAAGGCTTAGAATTTTTTGTAACTCAATCATTATATAATAATGGTGTTTATAAAATTATCAGTTTATCAACTAATACCGTTGCAAAAACAATTGAGATAATTGTTGATAAGTTAGTTCGTTCGACCGGTGCAGCTAATAGATATGTACAATACGACTCACATGAATATTATGGTACTGCAAACGTAACCGAAGTAGATAACAATGGTGTTAAATATAATCTCACTTGCGGTACAATTGTACCGGTAGTAGTTACTAGCTATGGTGATCCGTGGTTAGGATTATATGCACATTGGAAATTAGATTCTATTGAAAAACCAGTACCTGCTCCAAATCAACCAATCAATCCTGAGCAATATAGTGTATCGTATAAAATTACACAAAGTGGTTTTGGGTTTGATGAGGATATGACATTAGATGCTGGTTCATATGGGTATGATGATCAGGTAATCTTTGATATTCCTGGAACATATATCTTGGATTCTGATGATATTCAAGTATACTTTAATGGTGTACGTCAATACGGTACTTATGACGAAATTAAAGAATTTACACCAGCTCAACAATTTGATATTGCTCCGTTAGATACAGATCGCTTTAGCCTTGCAGATAATAATTCAACAGTATTAGTTGATAAAATTCAATTACTAACACCACTTAATGTGGGTGATGTTTTAACTATTAAAGTTGGAGCAGCTGCGTTATCTGACACAGTACGTAGACAGATTCCAATTAGAGTTCACAGCGTTAAAGATAGTGATGCTAAGCCAAACATTATGATTAGCAACATAATGGCATACCGTAAACATGAGCCTGCAAAAATTGATAATAATCAATATATCAACTTTAACATTTATGATGTTTTTGGTAAGCATACTGGTACAGCTAATAACATATTTAAATATAAAGAAGATTCGCAGGCTGCAGTGCACCCAACATTAAATGTGCGCACACCTACTCATAACGGTAACTATGTGTTTGAACATCTATTGTTTGATGGTAAACTCTTATGTTATAAGCAGAATTCAGTATTAACTACTATATGGAAGCCAGCTGGTAAGTATGTACCAGTTAAGGTTGATGCGTATCGTCAACCATTAATAGACAACAAGACTTTAGCGGATGGAACGATAGTAAAATCTACCGGTGTTTACGTATTAAACGATGGAAGTACACGTGAGTCAATAGTTGGTGATTGGGATATACCTGATCCATTGAGATATAATGTGATGCATGAATGTCGCAATGAATTATTATTCACTGAAATGTTCGCTCATTTTACCTCAATCTTATCTGCACAGGTTGCACCGAGCGGTATTGATTTATCTGGTGCAGCAGCAGGTAAATTATTAACTACGTATAATTATAAAAATGGTACAATAAAAGAGCATAATGGTGGATTTGATTTCTTTATTTCCGCAATGCATCAGAATGCTATTAGTATACTGTCACTATTTCGATTTGCAAAGACACAGTACGCAAGTTGCTTACAATATTTACACAGTGAGGTAATTAGTGCTATTATTTCGAGCATTGCCGCAAAAAACACAAATTTTGACGATCTAATTGCAACTGTTACACCTATAGCAATTGCAGCTGCAACGAATAATATTAAATTAAATAGTTTGTTTTTTGATTCTACCACTAGTGATGGTGGTACCGGGTTACCAAACTGGATAGCTACACTTCCAATTTTAGGGTTAATACCTGCAACGCAACCTACATTATTAGATAATGGTAAGATTAGAAAAGTTAGACATCATGACGGACACCTTAGTGATTTTGCGCTAACTGAAAAAGATTTAAATAAAATTAAGCAGGTTTTAACGGTAGTTGAATCAGATGAACGTCCAGCTTTTTCACAAGGCACGTTATGGCTTAACAATGGATTTTATATATGTACTGCTGATATAGTATCTAACAATGAACCACCAATCAATATGGTAATTGGTAGTACGTGGTATAAACCAGCTACGGAAACGTTATTTCAAAAAAGTACGAATGGTTGGGATGCAATTGATATATCTAACGCTTGGGTATTGATTGATTTTTCATTAGTGATTGCATCAGTGGTGTTAGATGTTGAGCGTCGGTTATATGAGCGAGCTACTAGTGTTGCACCTAATGTAATGTACCGTGGATTGTCTGCATGGATAATAAGTAATGATTACCCAGCACTACAAGCAAATTTAAAATCTGCATATATTGAATACGTTAAGTCACAACAAACCGTGTTACCGGTATACGATTTTAATTTAAGTGATCCATTTACATATAATTACAGTAAGATACCAACCAACTCCAACACTGTTATCAATTATCAAAATAGCAGGAATTGGGCTGCGAGATGGTATACTATATACGAACTACAGTACGGTACAGCATATCCTCATTTAGAACCATGGGTGTTGCAAGGGTATGTCACGAAACCCACCAATTGGGATCAAATATATAAAAGTACAAATACAACTGCACGATGGAAGACATCAATGTGGGCTAATATACGTGAGGGGGTAATTCACTCTTCATTACAGACCACTCCAAGCAACGTTCCAGTTTATAGTGTGTTAAGCGTCAATGATACTGATACTACATATGGTTCGTATACACCTGGTGACTTATTACCTCCATATGTTGCTATTGCTGAATTAATTAATAATAATTCATTAATTACTGGCCCGTTACCAGCTATAAGTAGTATCAAAGATACGTATTCTTTTGGTCAGCAAAGCTTATCAGAACGTAGTTGGATGGACTCAATTGAATACCCATACGCTAAATTAGCTGCAATGTTTAAATTACAGCCAATTAAAACACTGTATACTACGTTTGGTATTGATACTATTACCGTAAATGGGTTACACATTGATGTGCGTACACAACGAGTACCCACACACACAGATACAATTTTTCACGGAATCACTAATTCATGAATACAGGTAATAAAGTAAATGGAATTAATCAATGGTACGTTAATGCATTACGTGATGAAAACAACATAACCAACACGTCAAGTTTTGTTGATAGCTGGGTAAATTGGCGTGATAAGCTTGCATATCAAACCAATACTACTATTAATGTAAATGACGTTATCTTAGATAATCCGTATTTTGATATCTCATCTAGCGACTACACTGTTACATTAAAGAAATCACCTGGAGCAGAAGATAAATGGGTACATGCAGTAGTAGTATCGTTAAATTCTAGACCTTCAACATCTTATGTTAAAAATAATAGTAGTTTAGATATACCTAAAACAGATGGTGCAGATTGGGTGTTTAGACTTGATACTATTATTCCAACAACCGATACATTCGATTATTATGATGTAAGACAATATCGAGTTTTACGAGTTAATGTTGACTCTAATACATTACAATTTAATGGTCCTACACCATGGGTTACTGGAGACACTATTGTATGTACATATGAATCTCCTCGTTTTATTCCAAATACTCCATACCAGATAATAAAAAATAATGATTCATACGGGTTAGTGACGTATGATAAAGTATTAAAGTCGTATCAAGATGTAAAATTATATGATAGTATAAAATGTTATACACCTAATGATTTAGCGTTAGGTCCTATGGTTCGCGACTATGATCTAAAGTTTGAGCTTGGGAATATAATGCAGTACCGTAAAAGTACTAAGAGTTGGGTACGATATTCAACCACACTTAATAGTTTTTTAGTACCTATTATTAATAGAGGTATTACTATCTATAATAATGGCGATATTCTACCATCAAATATGTATAGAATATCTGGTAATAAAATAACACTGTTGAGTGCGGTAATTATTAACAATTTAGAGGTAAGAATACCTATTCCAACAGGAGCAATATTTAAAGAACGTACTGATTCATTTACCGCATTGGATGGTAATATTTGTTCACGTAATTGGGATCACACAGCAATCGATTACAATAAAGTAAATAGTGTTCAGTTTCCGTTATATATTACCGGAGTACAGGGTGTTATTGATTTTATTGATGGTTATGCAGCTAAGCTAAAAGATATTGGGTTTGTATTTAATGATTATGAGCGGCCACGAATGGAGGCTGATGGATATATTGCTGGGTGGCAGACTGAAATTGAACGATTTATAGTTAAAACATGGAGTGGCTTTAATAAGCGATTTGATGTTAACTCTCTACATGGTACAAATCAGATCTATGATTACTATGAAGTAAATCCATTTAAATATGAGTTGTGGATATCTACACCATACGGTATTCTAGCTGATACATTACGTGGACCATACCGTGATATTGCATTAACACCAGTAGTATACGATCAGCGTGGTACACCTATTGCAACAACAGATAATTTAAAAATCTATAGAACAGATAAAGAAACGCACATTGCGTACGCATCTACGTTAAGCGGTAGTGCTGCGACATCTACGCATATTAGTGGCATGCATGTATACTTAGATAATTATGAACATATTATTGCGTTTAACGATTTTACTACTACTGATAACTTACTACATGATTCATTCTTAGGGTTAACTAACGAGCAAATTGATGTTGAGTTCTATAAGCACTGGGAATCATCTAAGCGACCTAACAGTGGTGGTAGTGTTATAGTTAACGGTACATTAATAGATAATATTGAATCCCGTACTGTTAACTTACAAGATTTATATAGCACATATGCAGACAATGAGCAACAGCAATATATCTCAGATGCTCGCTCGATATTGGGGTACAACAATACACCGTATTTCGGTAATATCGACTCTAAATCAAAATTTTTATTTTGGAAAGGTATGATTCACTACAAGGGGTCAAATAAATGTATTGATATGTTTATGAAGCCGGGTGTAGTTGAAGATATTAACTTAAATGAAGTGTGGGCGTACAAAGTTTCAGACTATGGTAGCTCATCTGATAAATTAGAACAGGATATTGCTGTTTTTGATACTGATATAGTGCGTGGAACTATGTGGCTGCAATTTACTGACGGTGCCCCAGCACCATCATTTACAGCCATAAGTAAAGGTAATTTAACTAGATGGTTGACGCTAACACCTGATAACAATGGTCACGTATCTGCAGACATTACTAATGTAATGCGCTTTCAGATCAACAATTACCCTACTGTAACTACTCCACACGCATTAACTACATATCACACATATAAACGTAAGTATATTACAACTGGTATTGCTGATAAAGTTGAGTTATACGTTGAGCAGAATTATGGTGTATTTTACACTACAGATTATTCAATGCATGGTATAGAGGTTCCACAATACGTAGTGGGTGCTGGTATGATAACATGCTATATTGGATCTGACTTAGTTGATATCCAAGAGATTACATCAACATTAATTACTGTACCTAAGCGTACAGAAACTTCACAACCAAAAGTAACTGTCATATACACTAGAGGTAAATTAATTGAAGATGTACATTACACGGTAATTAACAACACCTTAGTTGAACTCGTAGATGATCCAACATACGACTTACTTGATGTGTATACGTATAATGATAGTAACAATTTACAAGTTAACATTATAGACAATGTTAACAATGTAAAACTACATGAACTACACCTATATGATCCTGCTCGTGGAATATACAATCCAAAGGTTGTAGATACCGTTAAGTTTATTAATGCAGTTGATCCAGCAAACTATACAAGTGAGATATGGAATGAACCTGAGGTTGGTGTTAAGTGGTTAGATACCACACACTTAGGTTTTTACAGATACAGCGATGCATACGTGTACCCTAATATTGTTGATCGAGTTGCATTGTGGGGATCTACATCAGTTTGGAGTCATATAACCTGCTACGAGTGGATTGAATCTTCAGTGCCTCCAGAACAGTGGAGTGCAGCTGTATCAACTAGCGCAAATGCTGTAAATGCACATCAGTATACAGGTAGACCTATACGTACGTTACGTAAACGTAGAGTGCAGGGAACTACAGGTTATTGGACAAATTGGTATGATGAGGATACAACATATCAAGTTATTAACCTGCATGACTATGTAATTACTGACAACACATTTATCTTTAAAGTAACATTATCCATTGATATATCAATGGATATGTATCGGTTATACGTTAATGAAATTGAGCGAGTTGATTACGTAGGTACATTTAACAATGGTTACTTAGATACTATGTCAATTTCTGGTGTTACATCTAATGATACTGTACGACTAATTAGGTTTGCTGATAAACCTACTATTAGTGATATTGGTACTACTATGATTGGATCTAGTGAATATGAATATGTATACAAATACAATACTGTTAACTATTATGACAGTACCGGTCAAATATCTGCTAATAAGTATTACTTCTGGGTAACTAATCAAATTAATAGATCTACTAATGGTACATCAACTACAGATGTTGAAAGTTTGTTTATTTACAACAATAATCCGTATTACTTCCATCAGAATTTAGTTGATACATACGATCAATGGATTATAAAAAATATTACAAGCGTTGGACGTAATTGTGCATTACAGATTATTAAAGATGATACAATTACCAATGGTTATAAAGGAATTAATACTCATACTAATTACGATGAATGGAAATTAATCAGTAAGACGTCGTTAGATAAGATTGCACGCGCATTATGGGATAAAATAACTGAAACTATGATAGGTGAAACGTTAGTTGGTGGATATGCGGTACCGAGTAGTAACATTGCGTTATTTGATGACTTAAATCACACTACTACAAAATATGGTTTTAAAGCGGGTCAAGTATTAGGTGATGCAGATGTAATTAAAGGTACTATACTTGCACTACTACGCAATAATAACTTTAGTGTTGTTCCGGTTGATAAGAATACATTTTTATCTAATAACAACTTTAACACTATATCAGATATTAAACATACGATGGATTACATGTATAATAATTTTGGTGCATCTACTGTCAATGAAATATTTTTCACTATTTTAACGACTGCACTATCGTATACTCGAGAGTTAGATGGTGTTTTTAAGACATCGTATATTACAATTGATTGCAATAAGGTAGTAAAACATGTCTAAGTTAGCACCTATAGTTAAACAGCAAGTTACGGCAATAAATCGATTAATAAATTTTGTCAATGAGGTTAAGCCGTACCATACAAAGATATTAGATACTCATGTCACATTCACTATGATTGAAGATGTTTTTGTCAATATCACTGAAATGTTTGAGAGTACCGTTGATCTATTATTAGATAATCCAATGTCATACACTACTGGTAATATTGTGGCTAATATAGGTCTTATGGAACCACACGGATTTAACACATATGGTTACGGTATTGAGCGGTATGATGCAAGAGCGGGTAGTAACTCTGGTAGTCAAATTGACACAACCGGTCCAAACACACTTAATACAAGCATAACAGAATATTTGATTGTAGACAAAACACGAACTATATTCCTTGGACTAGGATACGAATCATTCAACGAGTTAGATGTAAACGGTGATATCGTATTACCGGTTACAAAAGTATCTACAGGTCCGGTTGCAGTTGGTACATTTAGTGCAGCTGTTACATTTAGTTCAGCATTACCAGCTATTGTTAATACACCAAATACTAATGATTTATCGGGATTATCGACACCTGTAGCTAATAGCAATCAAACAGGTTTCGGAAATGGTGAATTCTCACAGTTTATGACAGGTGGTGCAGTGGTAGATACCACGTCTACTGTTACATTAGATTCGATGTTTAATCAAATGTAATATCACACGATAAATATGACTAATATAGTGGTTATTGGAATTAAAATAATATGAAGCTCGATTTTAGGCACGGTATAGTACAATACTCTGTAGATAACACTAAGGTACCTACGTTTTTATACACAAACAGTACATACAAATATGTTGACTTATCTACTAGCGATTCTAATGTAGTGTATACCTTTGCACATGGTGATACAAATTATCTATATGTAGAGCAGAATACCACTAAAAAAGCATGGGGTCCATTTAATAATACTACAAAGTATTGGTTGTTTTGGGAACTACATCTACTAACTGGTGAGCGCACGTTTGCATCGACTAATGTTAAACCAATTACATCTTACGAGATTCCAAGTAACCCGGTTTTTGATCAATATTTTTTTAGCTTAGCTAATCATACAATTGATTATTATGATGAAGTTTTAGATACAACAATCACTAAGCCATTATACGCAGGATGTGGATATGTTTGGAATGGATATATCTGGATAGAAAAGTTGCGATTAGTCGCAGGTACGTATTATCGTGGAGAAGTGACGGCTAGTTTATTAGGTACACAGATAGGTATTGAAACTACAAGTTACGCTGGATATATAGTTTATAGTGATTATAATACACCAGCTCAATTAGCTACAAACAACGGCACACTACGGTTCTTAACCACTGATTTTGCACTAAGTAAAACGCAAATAATCCCAACTACTATTAGTTTTCAATCTGTTTTACATTACAGTACTGCTGTTGAAAATATTGCAAAATATAAAATTGTAACATTTGACGGTCCAGATAGAATAAAGCTGGCAAACAACGATGATCTAATAAGTAGTGCAGGTATTGGTATTGTTGAACATGATATTACCACTGGTATGGCTTGTACATATGTATCTCAAGTTTTTGTAACAAACCCTAATTGGAATTACACTGGATTAGAAACTACACCTGTGTATCTTGGATTAAACGGTGATTTTACATTTATTGCACCGAGTAGTGGAATAATTCAAAAAGTTGGACAGGTGGTAAATGCAACTACGGTTCATTTAGATCTTAACTCACCTGCGGTGTATGTTGCTGGTGCACAGCATGCTAGATATATTCCAATGTCTATAGATGTTAAGAGTGGTAAATATTATACAAGCAGCGTTCAAACGCAAAATATTAGCTCATTTGTACACTATTTTGTATATTTTAATATGTACATTCAAACTCATCCAACAAATATTTGGCGAATACCACACAATGAAAATTTAACAAATGTGATCATAAAGTGTCAAGACGTATATGGGCGACAATTATTTCCCGCAAATATACATATTGCTGATGACTCTACGATTGAAGTAACGTTTGTAAAAAGAACGACTGGTAAAGCATTTATTTTTATATATTAAAACACATACAAGGTATTACATATGATAATTAACTATAGACAAGGGCTAATAAAAAGTCAAGTGGATGCGAGTAACGTACCAACCTACTTGAACAAATCAGCAACAAGCGGATACGTAGATCTGTATATCAACGCATCTGTTGTTGTTGTTGCTCTTGCTCACCGCAACACTGATTATATATATGAAGAAGGTACTACCGTATTACGCGCATGGGGACCATTTACTAGTGCAATAGGTGTAAATAATTGGTTGTTTTGGGATATAGATATCAATACCGGGTTACGTTCGTTTGGATCAACGCTACATCAGCCGATCGTATCTGACACTAAACCGGTTTCACCGCTTACTGATCAACATTGGTTTAACACTAGCACTAGCACGATGCAAGTATGGTACGATCAATCGTGGCACGAAAAGATTAGATGTTTCGCTGGGGTATACAACGGTGGTCAAATAGTTGATCCATATTATGTAACTACAGTTACAACCTCAGTAGTTAATGGAGTTGATACAACTGTTACTAATCATGAATACTTTACGTCGCAAGTTGGATTAAATAATAGAGTAACAGCTGGATTTATCTTGTTCGATGATGGAGTTGAACCAGTAAAAAGTTCTGCAAACAATACGTTTCTAACTACAGAATCACACTTTTACACTACTAATTCAAACATAAGCTCTGTTAGTTTTGATGTTATTGATTTCTATGCTGAATCAGTCGATACAATTCCAGCGTTTAGGGTGGTTAGTTATTATCAAAACAATACAATTGCATTAGCTGCGTGCGATGATCCAAGTTATCGATCAGCGGTAGGAGTAACCCGTAATCCGGTATTTACCGGTGAGGTAACTAATGTAATAACCAGTGGTTATGTAACTAATGTTGAATGGAATTTTAACGTACCTCCAGCAACTCCATTATATCTAGGTACATTAGGTCAATTGGTAACAGTTCCACCTCTAGCAGGATTTATACAAAAAGTTGCTACCGTGGTATCTAGTGATACGATATTAATCAGTATAGATCCACAGTTAATATTTAAGCCGGCAGATTTCACAGGTGATACAACTATTGTGAATATTGACGCGTTGTCTGGTAAGTTTTATACAGCAAATACCGCTCCAGTATATCCAGCAAGCACTGGACCAACACCTGAATTAAACTTTAATATTGTTGGGTATACATATAACCGTGCAGCCTCACCACATATGTTTTGGGCTGTTGAACATAATATGGGCTCACGTAATGTATTCGTGCAAGTCTATGATCACGATGATAACTATGTTGCATTTAATTCTGTAAAAGTAGTAGATGAAAACAATATTATAATTGGATTAAATGAGCCGATGTTGGGAATGGCGCAGTTATTATTCTTTACATCAACAATATACACAGATTTAGAAGATACTAACATACCAGTCACTGATTACACTCAACCAGTGGAAAGTCCTAGTGCTGTATGGTCCGTATATCATGCATTAGGCTACAAGCCAATTTCGGTAGTATATGATCATGATGGAAATTTAATTATACCATCATCTATTAGACACAGTGCTGATAATTCCTCAATAGAAGTATCGTTTAATAGTCCAACTAGTGGTATTATAAAATTCCTATAATCAATTATATATAAATACAACTACTAGCGAAATTTAACGGGGATATTTATGTCATATCAACATAATCAAACAGTTGCTGCAAGTGTGTGGGATGTAACACATAACTTACTAACACCAACTCCATTTGTAAGTGTTTGGATTAATTATAATGGAGCAACGACACTGGTTATGCCTAAGACAGTACGGGTAACAGATCCAAATTCGCTACAAATTATATTTACTCAATCACTAGCTGGCGTAGCCGTCATTAATTAAGGAACATATTCATATGGCTAGTTATATTCATGAGCAGACGGTACCCGCAAGTACTTGGACAGTATCGCATAACTTAGGTACTAAGTACGTAAACATTGAGGTTGTTGTTTCGTATCTTAATCATTATGAAACAATTCTACCAAAAAGTGTAGTTAGCTTGAATAATAATAATTTACAAGTTATTTTTAGTAGATCTTTCACTGGTTCAGTAAGGGTTAATAATTAATTATGACACAACAAAATATGCCTGTTGCTGTTACCGGTCGATGCATTATTACAGATGATTTAGGTAATATTGTATTAGATAAAGAGAACGCAATTCATTCAAAAAACATGTCGCGAATATTTGCACGCGCATTATCTAATGAATCTAATTACTTTATAAATCGTATTGCGTTTGGTAACGGTGGCACGAACGTCGACGCATCACACAATGTTAATTTTAATAAACCACATGATGGTAATAGACCACATGATGCAAGTGGATTTAAATCAAGATTATATAATGAAACGTATTCTGAAATCGTTAATGAGAACGGTAATTTCATTGGAACCGGACCTGGCACGTCAGCACAGAACGATCCAGCGAGTACACCAAATAGCTTAAGTGGGCCTGGCGTAGTTAGTGTTGAAGTTGGGCAATACTCGCAGGTTCAAGTTACCTGTGTATTAAATAGATACGAACCATCAGGTGAATATATAACCAGTATTGGTAACGGCACCGAGAATGCTGATGGTAGTTTTGCATTTGACGAGATTGGATTGTTTACTGGTGGTGTTGCACAAGATATACCAACTAACGGGTTTCAAACTGTTACGATAAGTACTCCAAATCTATTTGTTGCAACAGGTATAGTAATTGGAAAAACATATAATTTACCAATTGAAGTTAATGGTGTCGTAATACCATACAAGTTTGTAGCGCAAAATGTATCATCTATTGCAAAAGAGAATTATATTAAGTTTAATGATTTGATTAATCAGTTAAACAGTGATCCTACTATACCAGATTTATATTTTTCAATGAACAACGGTAGTTCAAATAACGCATATTATGGATACCTTAAAGTAACAAGTAGGACAACTGGGCTAAAATCAACAGTGCGTATTATACCAGCTAGTGTAGATCCAGATTGGTTATTTAATAAGGTTGCATTATTTGTAGGTATAAATGATCCGGTAGATGGTAGCGATGCGGGCGTGCAAAATATGGCAGATTCACCTGAACGTGAACTATCTCGTATGCTAACTCATCTGATATTTGACCCTATTACTAAACCTGCTGATAGAGTTTATATCATTAAGTATATTATTAACATTAACGTACCCCCAACTATCAAATGATTGCTCAATTACCAGTTACTATTACAGGGCATTGTCAGATAACTGATGACCTTGGGCATGTTTTGTTAAATCAAACCAATGCAATTCACCCGCAGAATATGGCGAGAGTAATATCACGAGCACTGTCACGAGAAGATAATTGCTGGATAGATAGGATTGCGTTTGGTAATGGTGGAACATACCGTACCAGAGTAAGCGGTGTGGATATCATTAACTATAAAACGCCTAACGATGGCATTCAAGATGGTCAAGAATGGCAGTCTACTTTATATAATGAGACGTACTCTGAGAATGTTGATACTGCACCTGGCACGGGTGCAGGTAGTGCAGAACCTATCGTTACAATTGGTACTAGTGGGCTAATGTTAAATAAGCCAATATCAAATGAGCCAATATCTACAGATAACTCAACATCAGGTATAGGTTGTGTTAGCTTAGATAAAGATCGAATCTCACAGGTAGTTGTTGCGTGCACATTAACTAAAAATGATGTTGTCAGTCAGTTACCAGTTGATTATGATCCACGCTACGATCAAACAACTAGATATTCAATTCCTGCTGGTGAAGCTTTTGTATTTGATGAGATTGGGTTATATACAAGTGGAGCTCCAATAGTTGCTACTAGTGGTACACAGGAGATACAGCTTAACAATAAGCGATTAACAGATCATTGTATATCTGCAGGAACATATTATTTTACATTAGTAATTGATGGTGTCACTAGCACGATTAAATTAAAGATAAGCGATTCAACATTTCAGCAATTAGTAGATACTTTGACAGTTCGATTAGCTGCATATGGTGCAAAAGTAACAATGAGTGATGAAGCGTCAGCTATAATAAAACCAACATATGGCAATATGGTGTTTAGCTGTCTTAGCTCTGGTAATACATCTAATATTAATGTACTGATTCAATCACGTGCAGACTGGTTATTTGCACACATGGCAGGATTTGTTAAGATCTTAAAACCGGTACAGGGTATTAACGCTGCTAATAAAAATAATCCATTTGTTAGTGAGCGTGAAGCAACTAGACTACTCACACATATAGTATTCTCACCAATACTTAAGGCTGCAAACAGAACATTTAATGTTAAGTATACATTATCAGTATTTGTAAATCGTACAAGCACATTACCTATAGTTAGTGCAATTGAACCGTACCATTATAATACAAACACGACAATGTTGCAGCATATTATTACTATAATTGATGATACTGGACATACTATATATTCACACGTGTTTGATATTGAAGATTCGGATGCCGTATTATTTTTTAATAATGCTACAGTAGTTGGTGATGTTTGGAGTATCGGTGGGGTTGCTGTAAATAATGTGTTTGTTGCAAATAGTAAAAACTTCAAGCCTGTGTTACCTACAGCTTATACTGCAAGCTTAAACAAAGCAAGTATTGAAGCTGGTAACACCCTTAACAGTGTGTTAGACACCAATGTTCAATCACAATTTGATATTACGTATATTACAGATGCGAGTGAAATGAGCATTAATAGCTTATCGGTTTTTTCAAACGGAAAATTACCTAACGCGCTAAATGGTAGTCAAACTATATTATTAACTCCTACTACTGTGTTAAGTAATACTGGGTTAGTTGCAAATCATCTATATCAATTTAATATTACTATAGATGGTGGTGAACCACAAAATGTAGTTATTGATACTGCTCAGCATACGATAACTACTTATTATATGTTAACCACACTATTAAATAATAGTTTAAATGATATTGGTGCAACAGTATCATATAATGGACACTTATTATTTGAAAGTCTTAATGCTGGTGTTGAATCATCTATAATTATAGATGACTCTACAGATGAAGATTGGTTATTTTCAAATTTAGCGCAATATAGTAGTACAGCTAATCCCATTCCTGGTGGAACGGTTTGGGATCCAAATAGCACTCATTACTTAACTAACGATCCAAGACTATTAATATCATCCAATTTTGCTGATATTAATAAACCGGCTAACAAGCAGTACACTATTAAACAAACAATCAAGGTATTGAAATGATAGAGTTAGAGTATGCTACATATCTTGTTACATTTAATAATAAAATATCAAGTGATCTTACTAACTTACCTGATGGTATATACAAGTTTTCAATAATAGTAAATGGAGTTTCATCTGATATTATATTAAACTGTATTGGAATAGTAACATTTAATGATTTAGCTAGGCTGTTAGATTATCATATGAGACGATACGGTATTAAGGTATGGCTTGTCGATAATGGTTTACATTTTAGTGGGTTAAAACCCGCTACACAAACAATTAATGTGCCTGAATACTTGGTAGGTGATGCAGATTGGTTATGGGCAAATATATCTGGCTATGTACCAGTAGGTGTGTAACATGAGCGCTTTAGAGATTCACGGAAGATGTATTATTACTGATGAAAGTGGTAATATTATTTTAGATAAGACCAATGCAGTACATCCACAAAATATGGCGCGGGTAATTGCTCGAGGGTTAGCACACGAATCTAGCTATTGGGTAAACTCTATTGCGTTTGGAGATGGTGGTACAACTAAAGTTAATAATGTTAGAGTGCATAAGACCCCTAATGATGGTATTGCACCTGATATGACGGGTTGGTTATCTACATTATACCATGAGACTTACCGTGAGGTTGTAGATGATCACACTAGTGGAATGGTTGGTATTGGTAATTATGCTGATACGTCCTTAAATCCACCTGGTTTTGAACATGATATTAATTCATCAGGTGTAGTTAGTTTAGATGATGGGTTTAAATCTAGGGTTGTAGTTAACTGCTCGTTAAACTACAATGAACCTGTTACTATTAACGGTAACTCAATAAAAACACAGCAAGAAACCGGGGTTGGATTTACTTTTGATGAGATTGCGCTGTATAGTGGAATATCAAAAAGTTTATGGGGTGGTTATGAATTCGTAGACGTTAGTTTAGAGTGTGATGAATTAGACACCGGTTTGGATGTAAACAGTACCTATGTTTTTGATATATTAATTGGCTCAGTAATAAGGCATTATAGTATAACTACTCCAGCAACCGGCACTGGTACAAATGGAGCGATATCGTATTATGATTTACTTAACTTATTAAATGTTGAATTAGTAGATCAAGTCGTGGTGGATATGGTGGATATTTCGCCAAACTTAATAACTCCAAGAAAGCTTAACAAATAACCACATGCTTACAGCATTCATATAAATACACATTATTATAAACACTAGGTATCACATACAATGTTCATAAAATACACATATAAAGGGATAACAAACGTCACTCAGGTGCAGCTGATTGTAGATGATATCAGACGGCTAGTTACTGCTAATACAACTTCGCACTCGGATGCGGTGGACAAACAGCAGCAACTTATTGATATCTTAAACACCAGTACTATAGCTGATGTTGATTTGGCGCAGGAACCTGATAATGCAACTATTAATACTGCGTTTGGTGGTGGGAGTAGTTCAGGTTCTTGCATTGTTTGTTGTTCAGCAGACTCAAAATGGTACCCGGAAGCCGCCATACCGCAGACCGTAGCAAACATTCAAACTTTTCAAATATATAGTGGACTTAATACATATAAAAAAGTACTCACTATTTCAAATACTGCTGTATCAAACATACAATCTGCTACTACTAACACCGTGTCTGATTCTTATCAGTTGAGTAGTATTAAAATAAGCGCTTCGTGGACTACGGATGCCGGGGTAGTTATTCCAGCTCCTGGCACGGCCACAGCTGATGCAACTAAGTTTCCGTTACCTAAGATCTATCAAAATGGTGGAACATTATATATTGCCGCCACTACACATTACTTTTTTATTGCTAGTGTTGATAAAAGTAAAAAGCAGTTTACGCCGGGGCTGGGTGTTGCTGATTTTGCACCATATGCAATTGCTCCAATTTTAAATGTTCGTGCTACAGATACATATTACGCTACTCAAGATTATCCAACATGGGTATTCATGTCAATGAATGGCTATACTAATATTTCAACCTGTTTGAGATATAACATTAATACTCAACTAAATCAGACAAATAAAATGCCTCCTGATTTAGTTGAGTCAAATTATTTGCAAGTAAAAAGTCCGTATGTAACTGATATTAGAAAGACATCGATTGGTATGCCGGCACTCACACTTAACGCAAATTTAAATAAAGCTTTGCTTTGTGCGAGACTAGAGGTACATAACAATTTTTCTGTTGATAAACCATCAGACCCCACACCATCTACATCGCATTATGATATTGGTGGTGATATTTCTATGATTGCTCCAATATTTTTAACAGCAAATGGTCGTGCGCTTGATATGTTGGATGTATTGCGCCCTGTAGATGATATTCTACCTGAGCTATGGTCGTTATCAGCTGATGATCAAGTATTATATAAATCTTATTATGGAACATTTATGGTATGGGGTTCAAGAGTGGGTGCGTTGGGATCACCTGGTGTTAAATATGTAGTGAGAATGGGGTAATTTATGTATATTGAATATATAGTTAAGTCGGAAAATGATCCTATATCGTTACCAAACAATTCACCTATAACTGACCCTACAGTTAAGATGGCAATGCTATCTAATAGATGTAAGGCTATTTTTAGTGATATTGTTAATATTTTAACGGTTCAAGATTATAGTGGTGCATCTATTGACACTCTTAGTAAAATGTGTGATTTGGATAAATCAGAGTTTGTTCAAGATCACGGCACATTTAAATCATTTTTGACCCCGTTAGAACCAAATACAGATTATATTGCATATACTGACTCTGCGGCTTCAAAAGCCCCACAATCTGCACAACCATTTAAATCTGTTGATGGTGTTGAAAATTTATATCAAGCAAACACATCATTTGCTGCATGTGGTACATACTTAGAATTCAATGCTGCATCAACCCCCGAGGTGCCTGAAGCATTTAGATATTTGTTTGTATCTGTGCGGGCATCTGTAACTATATCAGGTACACGCCCTGAATATGCAGTATATATGTGTGCTGCTAATGATCAAAGTGAGTTTAACAGTACTAATTTACTTGGTGGTTTTGGACTTAAAAAAACAGCATTTACGTATAAAGGTATTCCAAATCAAATGCCATTAGAGTTTGGGCAAAGAGAGGGTTCCATATACGAAACCGGTAATTATGCACTAATATTTTCAATGTCGTCACCAGTTGATAACGGTGGACACGTATTAGTAATGCCAAAAACTATTGTACCTGCAACTACTCAAGCTGATGGTAGTTTTACGTATACTAGTTACAACATGATGAGCTCAACATTCTTTATGACTCGTTATGATCCAATTGATTATTGGTATGATACGACTAACGAGCGTGTAGTTGGTATGACACCATGGGCAGTTATGAGTATTTCACCAGGTGGACCAAATACAAATGCAGCTGTTGGTGGTCAAAGTTTAAATATATTTAATACGAGTACTCAATTAGTTATTGATTCTACTACTAGTTCAAAAGATTTATGTTTGTTGAAGTTTGCAGGTAGTTCTGCCACGTTAGGTACTCCGTACTACGCATATTTCAATAATAAAGTTTCAGATCGGGTTAAAGCGGAAGCAATTAACTTAATAGGTATTAACGTTATGCCGGTATCACCACAGGTGGTATTAATGGGCAAAGTATCTAGTGTATCTGGTATATATTATGTGGGTGGTCAAAATTTGGCATACGGTGATATTATTTCTGCAGTAAACGCAAACAATACTTTTGTAAACTATATTGTTTTGCCATCTCGTTCGTTAGTACCAACCAACGCGACACCAATTGATGATGATGATAAGTTAAAAATAGCTGTACCACTTGTATAATTGGTAATATTTTATGTATATACGTTATGCATACTTACCACTATCTAAGGTACAGTCGGAAGCGGAAGCTCAGGTTGCGGCAATATTAAGTGATATTCAATCACTATTGTTTTGGCAGCCTGATCTTAATTTATCTAGTGCGACGTATTTGCAACAATTGCAGGATAATGGTATTATTATATCAAATGCATTTGATCCATTAAAATCGCAAGTAGCTGTTACTCGTTTAGCAGACTGGGCGACAACACCAGATACTATAGATACTAATACCGCAATTCACATTGTAAATAATTCACAGTTTGCAACTACGCAGTCAAATGTTATATTATCTACTGGACCGGTAACCGCGCGATCTGCACAAAGTATATCTACAACTGCTGCGTGCACATTAAATTTTAAAGCATATGAGCAAGTAGTTGCAGCAGATGGTGTAACTATAATAAACAATTACGCAAGTGGTTGGAATGATCCACGATTTAAGCAGCCGATAATATTCTGTAAGGGCGGCTACTTGTTTATTTCTGCAAGTAGTAGTCAACTACTAATCGCAGGCATGAATAGGCGTACAAATAGATGGGTACCTGGTATTGGTGTAATGCAATTCCAGCCAGTAGATCAATCATACCATGATGTTCGTACATACCCTATGTGGTGCTACATGTCTATGGCTGCATTAGATTGTATTTCAGTAGCTCGTAAGTTCGACATAGCAACTAATAGTGATGTTGCAAATACATCAGCGAGCACAGATGTAGTTATTAATCGTATGCAGATAAAAGGACCGTATGTTACAGATAGGTATAATTTACAGCCTATAAAAAACACAGCTGTACCACAATACACGTATAATGCAGACCTTGTACGTGGGCGAAATGTTGGGCGATTAAAGTTTCACCGGAGGGCGGATATATCACCAACATATGATGCAGGTGGGGATATATCATCGTGGAGTGGGGTGTATATGGTTAGCGTTGGTAATAATATGGATACAATTGATTTACTATTACCTGTACACAGTGTAGCTTCAAGTTACACTACTACGGATATTCATGATCCTAATTATGCGTACGTAGATTACTATGGTAAATATATATTATGGGCTAGTGATATATCAACAGCGGTAAAATCTAACACTAAATTTTTAATTAAGATGGGATGATATGCTATTTGAATATAGTTTAGCTAGAAATGATATATTGATACCAGCTACCAGAGCGTCGCGGCAATTTGTGTGTGCATCGATACTACAAGATTTAATTTTAATGTTGACGGTTAATGATTTTACATCACTTACTACGTTTGCATTTAGTCGGTATCATGATGCGGTTAACTCATCATATATTGGTAACGATGATTACGGTCCCATGAGTAATACTATTTTCAGTAAGTATACAAATATATCCAATCTTATTAACACTAACCTAAGTGTGACCGATTGCTCTAGTGGTATGATGTTAGTATGTACAACTGAAGGTAATGATCGGAAAGGTTACTTATATGTGCAAGTAGCTATTGTCTCGGTAACGGGTCCTGCTCAAATAGAAGTTACTATGTCTCTACTAAGCACGCCAACCAAGCCGCTTACATTACCACTTAGTAGAACTGCAACTATTAAGATAATAAATGATAACGGTTCATACATTATTACAAATAACGCTATAATACTATCCATGTCAACTAGCCATTTAATGTTATGTTGTAAGAATTATATTACGTATAATGATCCAATGGAGGGTCCGGTACCGGGCGCGTACTATCAAAGTGGTTGTGTGATTGGCGCATATAAGATATCTAATTTTTGGAAGACTGATTATAGAGTTACAAATAAGCTCAATTATATTTTTATTAAATTAGGCTTTAAAGCACCTACTAATGCTGATCCAATCGGTCAATCACTAGAAGTATTTGATCCAGTAACTAAAGCGATAGCAACAGTTGATGTTAATCCAATGTATAATAGCTTTATATGGCGTGCTCATATAAATTTAAATGTAGCATCTATTGTATCAACACCTGATATGATTTCGGATGGTGCTAGAAATAAGTCAGACTGGATGTATCCATTACGGTTAATTAGCTTAAGATCTACTGAGTACATTCATTTAGAGCTATCAAAATTATTGTTTGCGAGCGGGCAAATAGGATACGCTGGTGATGTTGTTATAGATGATACTCGGAAACAATATTCGGTTTTTCCTGTAAACAGCACAACGGGGCAACCAATACTATATTCTGCAGATTCTAATACTGCAGCCTATCCTAAAATACTACTACCGATGTATTAATATGTATATTGAATATTCGTATAACTCTGTAATACCTGATAATACACAGTATGCACAGTATTTAGATCCAGTAGGTGAGGATGAGGCTACCATCACTGAAGCTAAACTATTGATAGTAAATGATATTTTTGAATTATTAACGAATTCGACTCCCAACCTTTCTAGATTTTGTGCAGGATATAGTATTGAAGGTAGTACAACTATTGGTTGGACGCCCGCAGGTGGAGATTCAAGTGATTCAGTGATGGGTAATAGCGCGATGACTATTGCTTCTATGAGCTCATCTACTTATTCAAAAATAGTTACAATATCTACTGTGGATGACAAGACTCCGATAAACCAAGGTTTTGCGATGGTAAGCACGCCAATTATTAATGACCTTGGAGCTCTACAGAATATACCGGTTGGCATACTATCAGAGCAGTATGCGAATACTACTGCTATGCAATTACGATTTATTGTAGCAGACGGAGTTAATAACCGTACAATTACACAGTCGACGATCGATTATTGTGAATTTTATGCTAACGGAGGTACTATTTTTATTAGTGCCGCTAACACACATTTAATTGTTAGTAGTATGAGTAATTCAGTAATTGTATCTGAAACATCTGAGACGGTGTCAATTAAATCTACATTTGGTGTTTCGGATTATGATTCGATGGATCCAGAGATTGGAAGTGCCAATTTAGCACAATTTGTTTACTTTAACTCGACTTCGTTTGGGCAAATCATTGCACATGGTGGTGGATCCACCGGTTACGTGTACCCTGCTGGGGTATTTGATAGTAGCCTAGGTAGCGGTACGTTAGATGATATGGAGCCACCACCCTTTGTAAAAACAGCAAAAGGTTTGACAATGAGTGTTCGGTACCAATCAGCTATACACGATAATAACCTGCACACGTATAATAGTGATTTAGTTGAGACTAAGTATGCAGCACCAGTTATAGTTGATTACGATCAAACAGTGCTTGGGGTTGGAGGTCAAACTGTTCAAGCTGCGTTCACAGGATTAACAGGAATATATGGACCTGATGGTACAATGTATTCATTCGGTGTAATGACGCCACCAGGTAGCGTGATACTGCGTAATGATCCGTATATACGGTATTTAATAGGTATACCATCTGAAGTAACTAATTACAAATTATTAGGTGGTAGTATATCTGAGAAATGTGGTTTATATATATTACCAAGTATCCACGCTGGTATTGAAGCCTATCAAACTCTTGTATATAATGGTAAGAAATATGTTACTTGGCCGCACACGTTTACCAACTCTTATGCAAATATTATGATAGAGGTTAAATAATGTATACAGTATATAAACATTTATCAATATACTTAGCATTTGATGATTTAAAGTACTTTTCAGTATATGAAGATGGTATGAGTGGGCCACCAATAAATGTAGATTGGAATGGAGCAGTTGCTCCAACTCGACCTAGGGTAGCCGCGGTTAGGGCAAATGCTGCATTAGGTATTGATGCAGCACCAGCTATTCCCGCAATAACTTATTACGATACGGTTGATGGGTTAGCTCCTACAACACCGTTAACAGTCGAAGATTACTTGATTCACACTGGAATGACGGTAAGTTCTTTATCCCGCACAACGTATAATTATAAAGCTGCTGGTGCATCTACTAGACCGTACCCACCAAGGGTAAATAATATATTAGTAGATTTAAAAGATATTATTACTGGCGGTGGTGCAGCATCATACATGAATGATGGTAGTAATTCAGAATCAACTTCAACCGGATACACTGGCGGCTGGACTCATGTGAACACTACTATTGTTAATAGTTATTATTATCGAATGGTGTTGACATCGGGTGATAATAAGTATGCAACATTATCAGCAGATTCATCTGGGACTAACATAGTGTTAAACTTATATGGTGGTGATCCAGATGGTGCAGGCATACCTATAACAATATCGTACTCGTTTCCAATAAAAGGTGCAATGCCGGTAATTGGCCCAACACCTAGAGCTTACGTGCACGGTAGTTTATTTTTTATTAGTATGTCTCCTAATCATTTATGTATGTTTACTCGAGATATTACAAAAAACCCATATTATTACTCAGGGCTTATTTTTTCAAACTTTACACCTAACTACTCATGGTTAACAAGTAAAGGTGTTCACCCGTTCTGCGCATTTACATTTAATTCAAACGGGTTAACTAATCTGTCTAATATGTCCGCGTACTCATCAAACAGGTTAAATCCACCGAGTACAACATTATCGATTGGTGCAGGCGCGCAGTACACATTAGTAATGCCGTCTGGTTCAAACACTCATGCGATACTAAAACAAAATGGTGGTACTATATTTCGATACAAAGGCGGTGGTAGCCCAACCGTAACACCGCTGTTGGTTAAGGCTTTAGAAGGTCAGTGGAATACAGATATTCTAACCTCGGCTGGTCCATCAAATATTTCAACCACCACACCTATTACATTTACAGATAACGGTTCTTCTTCACCAAATTATTTCTTAAATCCTATTAATGGTTACCCGTATTCATACAGCGCATCTTATTCGGTATACAGTTTATCGCAGCGAGCAGTTACGTATAGTACTAACGGTCAAAGATCTATTATATTAATTCCAATCGGTATAGTGCATTCACAATCAGGTACACAAGGAAATTTATCAGAAAAATGTAATATATACTTAATATCAGGCCATGTGGATGATGCACTTGCATGGACAAATAATCCATTAGCTATGTTTGATTGTGATAATGGTAGCTGGTATCTTAGAGTGGGTTCATTTGCAATAGGTATGGATTAATATGGCCGAAAGTTTTATTTACAATGTCCCTCCTACCAGTGTAGTTCAAGTTACTGGTGAGTGGGTCGATCGTGCACCAGATATTAAAACAAAGTATCTTGGAATAGGTTTTGTTGAACCGGTTGAAGTCGATGGTGTTATTGCAAACATGTCTGCAGCTAAGCTAGGAATTGCAATAAGTAACGATTTTAGTGAAAGTAATAAACTTGCAACAAATAAACAACAACATTTGGGTGGTGGTAATGTCGTTGATTTTAACGATTCTGATATACGGGGGTTTGCTCAAGTACTGTACCTTGGTATCGGTGTGGTAGCTACTCCACCAGAAGTTAGTTTCTTAGCGTATAACACTCAACGGTGGTTAGGTATAGCAAACAGTACTACTAACAGTGATGTTGATACACAGGCGTATAACGTGCAGCGCTATCTAGGAGCTAGTAATGTATTAGCCTTATCGGATAGAGATATACCGGTTAAAGGTATTGAGACTACTTTAGGTATTGGTTGCGTTAGTACATTTAGTGATAATGATTACACAGCATGGAGTGGTAAGTATCCAAGATGGATGGGACGTGCACACGCCCCAAAAACAACCGAGCGAGATATCTTTACTATGCCACCGGGTGATGTTAATTTAGGTGCAAGTGTATTAATATTACCGGTTGAGCCAGATGTTATTTCATTATCGCGCGATTCAGCATCATTAGGTATTGCAAACTACTTAGCATTCAATGAGTATGATTTGTTTGGATTAAGTAACAATATTACAGATGAAGGAGCAATACTTAATTCATTTGGTGGTGCAAATATTGAACCGCCAAATGATCCTGATTTACTTGCAATTGGACCTGGGCGAGATGGTAAATATGGACCATTCTTAAGATTTAAGTGTGATAGTGATAGCATTAACATATTAACTCCGGTAGTAATCCCGAGTAACTGGTTGTTTAGTAATCTTAGTTCATTTAGAAGAATACTTGCACCTAAAAATAATAGACGTGCAGCAACGACATTAGATTTATTGAATAATGCAAACACTAGAAATGATCCAAATCACCCTGCGTTAGAAACCCCAAGGTTGTTGACGCATTTAATATTTGATCCAATTACAAAACCAGCTGTAAGCACATATTATTTAACGTACATATTAGATATTGCAGTTGCACCTACACCTCAGAAGGATCCACTCGACTTCCAGATACCTGAAGAATATAGAACAGATAGTACCTTTGAATATTATTCTACTGATCCATCAAATACATGGACGATTCATCATCAGCTAGGTTATATACCTAGGGTTGTTGTTTTTGTTAATGATGTAGTTTATTCAGACCCACGAATGGTTATTACGCAGTTTAGTGAGAATACGACTATTATTCAATTCCCAGGTAAAGTATCGGGTATTGCTAGATTATCCTAGCAATACCCTGATGTACTACTTGTTGGCTTTTGCAGCCGCGGCAGGTGATGCAGGTTTAGCTGCTGCATCAAAGCTTGGAGGTGGTGCTACTGGTGCAGCTTGTGCTGGTGGTGCTGCGATAGGAGCAGGTGGTGGCGCTTGACGTGGACCGCTTAATTTACCACTACCATATGGTAGCACTTGACCACTAGTTGTTAGTTGTTTAGATAGTTGATTAAAATAACTTAGCGCGTTTGCACCATTACCTAACGTATTTTGTTCGAGCAATTGCCATAACTCAGTATACATTCCAGCGTTACGATTTGTAATAATAGCGTGTAAGCGTTGTTTATCAATATGATCTAACGATGAAAGTGGGATAAAATAGATATCACCACTTTCAAATTTTTTCATGACTGCAACTTCAACTAACATTCCAGTACCGTCGATGTCCAACCACTCGATAAAACGATATTTACTCATTTAAAACTCCAATTATATTAAATTTTATATGTGCATATTTATTGGAGTTTTTTTCAGGGTGGAAATAAGTAGTTGATTAAAAAGCTATAGTTATCTAGAAGATAGCATTGGAATATAACTATCTAGATACCGACTAACATTCTTTAGTTCGTTTTGACCTAAGAACTTCATAAATTTAAATTGATTAAAGGATTTCTGCTTATTGAACTCACTATCAATAGTATCCCACATAAGCTCTTGTATATGTGCTGGTTGATGAGTTAAGTTCATAAGCAATTTATTCTCTGTAACGATATCACCCACCAACATAACTCGCTCATCCATATGAATCCATTCAGTATTCATTAAGTTTGTATGAGTATAACCATCTTCAAATGCTTCTTGTATCTTTTTTGTTCTAATACGTGGTAAGGCTGATTGCACATTATCTCCACGGTCACCACGAAGATACTTATGATACAGAAAGAAGTCAATTGATTCAATCTCATTATTTTCAATTGTACGCTGTTTACCATTAGCAGGATCAATTAATATTACTCTATCATATCTAAGTAATTGTAACATATCCTTATCAGCACTAACAATAGCTACACTGTGATCATCAACTGTATACTTATTAGTAGATCTATTATCACCTGAGGAATCTTCACCACCGTATATTCTACATATACCCGCAATTAAATCATCAGCTTCTAACCCATCTGCAGCCAGACAAGTAATTCCAGTACAGTCTCTAATTAATTGTTCAAACTCTAATACAAATTGCTTAAAGTTATCATACATTACTTGTTCAGCTGGTTTCATTTGCTGACGTCTATGACCTTTGTACAGTTTACGTGAGTAGCATTGTTCAGATTTTGTATATTCCGCCCGCCAATTTGCCCGATCAAAAACAAATGCCATTCTAACAGGTTTTAAGCTATTATAGTATTTGTTTAATGTAGTTAAACTTGTATTATATGCTAACTTTCTAATAAGATCATGATCAGTTTCTCTGCTATGAACATAAAACGTCTTATATAAAATGTTACTCATATCTAAAACTAAAATATTGCTCATATAACTACTCATAATCACTGATATTGTTAGTTTTTTCACGAATACGTTCGATCATATCCGAATACAACACTACTAAGTATTTTTGTATAACTAATTCATCAGTTGTACCACTATAACCTGACTCTTTTAGGTACTTAACAAACTCATCAGTCCAATTTAGTGCTAGTTCAATACCATGTTCTGGATGAATAGTATCACCAATTATGCTAATATATGGTTGTTTCTCTGGCTTTTTTTTAAAGAATGAAAATAAACTCATACGAACTCCTTATTTCTTGATTGGTATATATACATCAATATTACTGACTTGAATATGTAACATCCCGTTATTTGTAATATAAAATTTATTATCAGTGCACTTGGTAAATGCTTGTATAATGGATTTTATATGATACACGTATGTAAAGTTAATATCATCATCACTAGTTAAATTAACCGCTACAGAGTCATCATACACGAGTTTATCGTTATTATCATCATAAATTTTATATGATACCCGATTATCATTACACATAATAGCTAACTCTTCAGCTTTCATAGCTGACTTGCCCTTATTGATCATTCCTGCAAGATCTGCATCAATTGATATTTCATATAAATCAGCTACTTTAAGTTCTTTTGGAGCTGTAATGCCTTTGATTTTAGCACATCTATATTCAACATTTAATTTAGATGATTTAATGATCAGCATAGACGCATCCGCAAGTGGTCCGTCAGATATACAATCAATTGAATTTCCATTACTTAATGCTAATCGATTTTGTAATATTTCAATACGATTAACTCCAACTGCTGCACAACCGATATCTATATCACACGGAGTGAATATTGCTGCAGATCTATCGTCGCTAATTCCTCTAATAATATGTGGTTCTATAATAAATTGCTCGATACCAAACATCTTTGCAATACTAGTTGCATTTAATATTGTACT